ATGAAAGTTTCTCTGGTCGTTCCCGTCTTCAACGAAGAAGACGCCATACCTATTTTTTATAAAACGGTTCGGGAATTTGAAGGGCTTCAGCAGCATGAAGTCGAGATAGTCTTCATAAACGATGGCAGCAAAGACGCTACAGAATCAATTATCAACGCGCTTGCTGTTTCCGATCCGCTTGTGGTCCCGCTGTCATTCACAAGAAACTTCGGTAAAGAGCCTGCGCTATTCGCTGGCCTGGACCATGCAACAGGTGAGGCAATAATCCCAATTGATGTTGACTTGCAGGACCCAATTGAGGTCATTCCACACCTGATAGAGAAGTGGCAAGCCGGGGCTGATATGGTCCTTGCTAAACGCTCTGACCGCTCTACTGATGGACGACTCAAACGCAAGACCGCTGAGTGGTTCTACAAGCTGCACAACAAAATAAGCAACCCGCAGATAGAGGAAAATGTTGGCGACTTTCGCCTGATGTCTCGGGATGTTGTTGAGAATATCAAGCTAATGCCTGAGCGAAACCTTTTCATGAAAGGCGTTTTGAGTTGGGTTGGCGGACGCACTGACGTTGTTGAATACGCCCGCGCAGAACGTGTTGCCGGGGATTCTAAGTTCAATGGCTGGAAGCTGTGGAACCTTGCATTAGAGGGCATTACCAGTTTCTCAACTTTTCCACTGCGCATGTGGACGTATATCGGTTTGTTCGTTGCAGGCATGGCCTTTATCTATGGCGCATGGATGATCGTCGACACGTTAGCATTTGGCAATCCGGTTCGCGGCTATCCATCAATGCTGGTTTCAATACTTTTCCTTGGTGGGGTTCAGTTGATAGGCATAGGTGTTCTTGGGGAGTATATCGGAAGGATTTATGTTGAAGTTAAGGGAAGACCGCGATACATCATCAAAAATAATGAACCAAAAAACAAGTCTTAAGGTGTTAAAATGCTTCGTTTCAATTTAGACAAAAAGCTTTTTTCAATGATATTGCTTATATCATTGATATTCTTCTTACCAATTATCTTATCAAGTCACTATTACGTTGATGATTTAGGTCGTTCTATTTACGGATATTCAAAGTGGTCTGAGAACGGCAGGCCTCTTGCTGATCTTTTATTCCTATCTTTGAGCTTTGGGCCTCAGTTGCCAGACATATCTCCACTACCGCAATTGCTTGCCTTGAGCATCTTATCGCTGAGTGTTTACTTTTCTGCAAAAGCATTTCTCACTGAATTTGATGGGTACGTTGCTGCCATCATTTCAATGGTTGCAATTTCAAGTCCATTCTTGTTGGAAAATCTATCATATAAATACGATGCTTTCCCAATGTCGATATCCGTGTTGTGTGCAATAATTCCTTTTGCATTCAAAGCGGTAAAATTAAAAAAACAATTTCTATATTGCTTCACTTCTGTAATTTTAATTTTGTGCATCTATCAGGCATCAATTAACATATATATAATATTCGCTATTTTATACGTATTAAATCTATTCAGATTAGGCGAAACTCGCAATGGATTGTTATCAATAGTAGCATCCATTGGCGGATTAGGTATTAGTTATCTTATATATTCAACTTTCATTTCACCATATTTTTTAGTTGGCAGTTATAATTTAAGGCATAGTGAACTTGCAACTTCAGGAATAAATGATACCTTAACGGTTATATCACGCAATATTACCGAATTTGGAAAATTGATAAGTCTTGTTGTTACCACACCATTTATAATATTTTGTGTAGTGGTGTTAACATTATCTTTAATTGCGTTAATAAAGATCTCGCTTGTTAAATGCAGTTACTCTAAGCCTGAGAAAATAATGAAGATTTTAGTCATTGTATTTTCTCCATTTGCAGTTTTGTGCATGATAACAGGACCCATGATGCTCCTGAGGGACCCAGTACTATCTCCCAGGGTTCTAATGGCATTTGGAACTGCGTGCTTCTTCTTTGCGGTTCTTTCCACCTGGGCCTTCTCTCGCACAAAGCTTTATAAATCATTATGCGGTATTTTATTTACAGTCTACGCCCTATACTCTTTAGGGGTTGCCTATGCTTACGCGAACTCACTTAACAATCAAGAAAAGTATGAGAATGCGATAATTCAATTAATGATGTCTGACTTAAACAGCCTTGGCTTGAGCAGTTATGAATTTATTGCTTTCAAAGGTGGAGTGTCGTTGTCACCAGAAGTTAGGATGGCAGCAAAAAAATATCCAATAATTTCAAAACTTATACAGCCGACAATAAATAATCAATGGGTGTGGGGCCATACCCAAATGATGCATTTCGATTTGGATAAAAAATTTCAAAGCTTTGATTATCACATGTCGCTTAAATCGAGTTTATGTACATTTGAAAATGTCAGAAACTCTAATAACTATAACATTTTAATTGATAAAAAAAGCTCAACTATTGTGTTTGATTTCACGAAGACAGAGTGTAAATAGTTTTTGAAAGCCCCCCCCCACATAATCCGTATGGGGGGGTATATTTAAATGCTACTGGTATAAGTGGCCGCAGTATAGATATGTTTCCATATCTTATTCTGCATGTTTACCATACCAACACCACACGACAGGCTAGCGTTAGAATTATAGCACCCTGAGTTATCAACGGATGTTAATTTTGTTAAGTCACAAGCTATGTTGTGAATCCCCCGCATTAATCTGATGGTTCCAGCATTTGATGTCGCTAAAGTATTAGAACCATCGGTATCAACATCACCACTTATGTAGTATGTTCCAGCATTAGATGAAAATGGAACGAACCCCGAAGCAACCGGTGCTTTTACGTTTCTACAGTAAACTTTAGCTGTAGTCCCAGTTAGATCGACAACGCCTGTGCTTCCATCAAATGTTGCATTGCTGATATAAATTTCCGGTTGTGTAGCCATTGCGGCAGTTGAGTAGAAAGCTGCAAGCCCGCGCAATTGGGTTAGGTTGTTTACGTGCATCTTCGTAAGGCTATTGGTTCCAATACCTCGATAAATTCTTCCTTGAGTAGTATCGGTGAAAGAAGCCTGGATATTATTCAAGAAAACCTGTCCTAAAACGCCTCTATTCTGAACGACTGATGAATTGGCATTTACAGGAAAGATTGTTCGACAGTTGTTGATGATTAATGTTTCACAGAATGTAGTGTTGGCATTGTTCAGCGCTACCAACCCAAGGCCATTGCGTGGTCCATTGTTTATAGTTAACTGATGTACCATCGTCCCGTATGTACCTGAAATACCAACAACGGGCGCGACGTCGTTTCGAGTATAAACATTCTCAATGGTTAAATCGTCAATCTCCACTCCATATAAGTTAGGAGAAGCACCATATCCACGGTCATTAATTTCTATGATTGGGTAGGCGTTTGCAGGGTTAGGAACTGCATAAATTTCGCTAACATGTAAATTATTGACCTTTGTATACGTCAAGCCATTGGTGTCAGCATTAAATCGTGCCACAGCGTGATTAGTGTTGCCATACAAGCCAGCAATTTTCATGCGCACATAAACCCCGGACCCGTCGCCACCGAAGGTCAAAAGCGTTGTAGTTGTCGTTCCTTCATCGTTGGCCTGGTTCAGGCTATAAATCCCAGCTATATCTACGTTAGAGAAATCACCTGGCTCACTTATGTCGTAAGACGGATAGTCTCCCACAGTGAGAGCGCACATATCATCGCCTGTTACACCGCTTAGGTTTCGGATGTAAACATTCTGACAAGGATTCTGTAAGTGAATACCGTCTGAAATGGTATTAAAACGCAGACCATCTACATGTAAATTCTGAATTTTAGCTATCAGCCAACAGTATTTACGGGCGTTGCGAACGAGAATTCCGCCACCGATACGTAACGTGGTTACGTTTTTGAATACTGAAGCCATGCTCCCGGTGCCATTAAATCCTTTTGCCAGACCATTAAAATCAATGGTACCCGGCCCCCAAACTTCAATGAAGTCGTCTGCTGTTCCCGCACCGGCGTTAACGGCGTAGCTGTAATTCTGAAGAATATTGCCGTTGTAACTATCAACAGCTTTAAGAATAACACCTGCGCCAATCCATAATCGCGTACCTGAGCGCAACACCCAAGCACGATCTGTAAGATATGTACCCGGCTTCTCGAAACGAATATCCCCGCCCGCGGCAAACATAGCATCCAGACCGGAGCCAATGATGTTTGTGGTGCTTGGTTCAATACCATACATCTGAGGAGTGCGGTATTGAATGGCAGAACCGACTGTACCAGCAGGATAGACAGATCCTACCGACAATCCAACCAACCCAGCCCCGCCTGTAGCCGCCAGCGCAGCACGCAGAGAAGAATCCCCTACCCCAATCCACGCCCCAGGCGCAATACCACCAGTGCTGGCTGGGGTTGAGTTAGCTGGAACCACTTTCGGGCCGGAGGCAAAGGAACCAGTCCATTTGTAATACTCACCGTCGGCGGTGTTCAGCAGCACCTCATTCGGGTTGTTGATTGTCGCGCCGGTGGTGAAGGTCTTCCCGGTAAGGATAACGTAACCGAAGGCGCTCATGGCCTGCTGCGCGAGGTAATTGATGCCCTCGATGGTGTAGTGCTTCTGATCAAAGCGATCAGTGTAGGTCCATCCCATCGAAGTGACGAACTCGTCAATTTTCCCTGCGTTAAATTTGAAATCGAACGGAGATTCGCTTGGTACTGGCAGATTGGTTGGTTGCGTGGCCATATTTATTCCATAAAAAAGCCCGGCGCGGTGGCCGGGTCTGGTTGGTCGGGACGGTTCTTATTGATAGATGGCGTCGCTGTATTCCGCGACTGTAAGAGATACCGTGTTATCGGTGTTCGGCTTGATGCTGTTGACTGTCCATAGCTGACTGTCCAGTTCCTCCACTGTCGCAATGAGATAGCGTGACGGGAGCTGCACAGTTTCTCCGTTCCATATGTTGAGCTGAATGTTGGGTATTGCCGCGGTGAATCCGTATTTCGTGTCGCTGCGGGCTGTCGCCGGATAGCGCAACGTGGGATTACCCAGACTGTCGGTCACCAGCACATACATCGAACCAGTAAACGTGATCGGCTCGCTGGTATCGAAGTTATTCCCGGCACGACCGGTGATGTATCCCTGTTGCTGGTTACTGTCGTAGATGTCAGGCATCTGAATGACGCTTCCAACCTGGATAATGCCGTCTTCGAACACCTTTGCGTTCATCTTCACGCGGGAGTAGATAAGTCGCTTCGTTTCGCGCAAAGCGCGTTCCCGCGCCTGGTACTCGTTACGGAAACCAACGATCTCCAGTTTGTTCGGGTTTTCCGCTTCCTGTTCGACGATAGAGCCATTCAGGACCCGGTAGTTGATGTACGTCTTGTTGTTCGTGGTTGGGTGAACGTAGGACACCTGCACGCCGTCGTAGCCGCCAGGAAGAGTAGCCTCATACGTCATTTTGTACTCGTCCGTCTTCATGTTGGCCCGGTTGAATACGGCCGCCGGGTAATCAACTTTCTGATCCCTGGTGAACGTCAGCACGCCGTCATCCCAGTACGCTACCACTGAAGCCGCATTGCAGATCGCCTGGACACGGTCACCGAGAGAGTCATTCTCATCGTCAAACGTGTAGTCGAAGTAACCCAGCCGCTCGTCAGGCAGGCTTTCGGCGATTGAGTACAGCCCGTACAGGTCAATGCTGCTTACCGGCTGCTCACCCATAATGAGCCAGGTATGCGCCACCGCATCAGCGAACGAGCGCGACGGACGCAGCGTGTAATCTACCGCCTGCGTGTTTATGTCGTAGGTGATGGTATGGCGGGTCACCAGAGCGTTATATTTGCGCTCGCGGCTACCAAGGGCGTTCTCAGTCGCCCTCACCTTCACTCGTACCAGGGTGTCTGTCTGGTGAACGACATTGGTCCGGATGTTAATGCTGTGGATTTCCTCAACCTTCAGAAGGCTGGCATCGCTGGAGTTATCTGTGCGCTGGAAGCTGACCGCGTACTTCCCGAATCCTCCGGTCGGCGTGATTTTGTCGGTACGGTAGAATACTTCGCTGGTCGACTGGTGCGGTGTCGTCTGCCGGTACGTAAACGTCTGCTGAGTTCCAGGCACCTGGTTGTAGTCGTCGTCAATTTTCCAGATGACAACCTTCCAGTTGGTCTCTTTCTTCCCGCCGAGGCTGGACTGGGTATGCAGCCACAGCTGCGTCGACTCGACCGGGGAGAAGAACGGCCCCACAACCAGCGCCTCGTTATCGTTCAGGATGAACTTCGTGGTGTTGATCGTGGCATTCGCCGGGATGTCCTGCGGGCCTTCGAGCTGGTTCATCGTGAACGTGTACCAGCGTACCGGATTCACCACTGCACCATCGTTTGTTTCAACGGCGGAGATAAGCGTTCCGGAGAATGTCGCATCGGTAGTAACGCTGCCTGATGCAGTGTTATACGTCACGTTGATGGTGAAGGTAACCGCGTGCGGCAGAACCAGCCCCATGAAGTAATCGAACTCGGCCTGCTTAACGATTTTCATCGCTATCTGGCCGCCGGAATACGTGCCGCTGACCACCGTGTTTGCCGTTGCTGTTTCGATCGGGAAGTCGCTGGCTTCGTTCTGCCCGGGAACCTCCTGGCCGTCAACGTCATCGAACCCGTATCCCTCGACGATCTGCGGGATAACTTCTCCTGGCTGGAAGAACTGGAATTCTGCACCGGCCAGAGAGCCCAGGCTCGATTCTGAGTAGCGCACAGACTCGTAATCGTATTTGCCGATCCCGATGCACATCCACTCAGTGACGTACTTCAGGCCGCCGTCCGTAGACGTCTGGTGAACGTATTCGAATACAGATTCCTGAATCAGATCCGGGAACGAGCGAATCTGTCCGTAAATGTCCGGCTTGGCCTTGTAAACGCGCGCGGTGTTTGTCTGACCGGTCAGGCTATTGTTCGGTGAGTCGACAGTATTTCCACCGCTATTCGCGATTGCCGGCTTCGGCGCCAGGAACGAAAATACCTGACCAACCACTTTGAAGATCGGGCTGAGGATGTCGCCGACAATACCCTTCGGCTGGTCGAAAATCTGAACGTGGTCCAGCTCGCTCAGCTCAAACGCCAGTTCGTCTTCATCACCCAGCTTCACGCCGTTACGGACGATCAGCAGATCACGGTGAAAGGTAGCGTCATTGGCCGCCAGCCAGTCATAAAAAAGGGTGCCGTTTGGCACCCTGCAACGCAGCTTAGGCGTTCCTGGAAAATTCGATATCTCAACCAGCGCCATATTCGAAAAACTCCACTTTGGTAAATGCCCGCTGAATAACCAGCAACGAATCTTCTTTCACGCTGCCGTTTTCCCCGCGCGCATGGATGGCTTTTCGGTTCAGCACCAGGCCAACGTGTGCTGGTTGCGCGCCGCGGTACCCGACGAATATTCCGCCCTCAACTGGCTTGTCTACCTGGCGCCAGAAAACGACGTCACCCTGATAGCAGGTAAAGAAGTCGGCCCCGGCTTCGTAGTCCGGAGTCTGGTGCAGCTCAATGCAGAGAACGTTCCGGTAATACAGCACGCACAATCCCCAGCAGTCGACTTTCTCGAAAGAACAGGCCCGGTTAGCCCACGGCACGCCGATCATCTTCCGAACAAAATCAGAGGTATTCATGTTCCGTGCCTTGTATGAAATCCGCCAGTTGACACCTCAGCAACAATTCGTGCCTCGCATGCAGAAACAAAATCTTTGTACCAGCCCAGATGCTCTCTGAATATATAAGCCTTCCACTTCCTTTTTCTTTTATTGAAACAAACACCAACTACACCGGATGTATTAACACAAGATAATTTCCTGTTTCGTTGATTAATATTCACAGGAACTGCTCTGAGATTTTTTATTTCATTATTAAGTGGATTCCCATCAAGATGATCGATTTGCATTTCAGGCTCTATCGCTCCGTTATGCATCTCGTAAATAATTCTATGTACTGGATAACTCCTCTTATAAACGTTTACCCTCAGATAACCATTACTTCCCATGCAATTTGCAATATCACCTACGCGTATACATCTAGCGGTGCTAATTTTCCAATAGATATGACCTTCACGATAAGTGAATATCTCATTCCAATTCATATAAACCTCGTAGTAGGCTGCGTAGATGATGGTTGCGCCAGAGCGGTCTACGTTCCGCCTTTTCGGGAGCTACCCTAGACGCTTATTTATTATACCATTTACAAATATTGAAGCCCCGTATATTCACGCGGATCGTATAATTTTCCAATATTGTTGTTCAGAGGGTTGGTGACAGACAGGGTTACCGATGCAGAATCGGCGTCGATGTCCACCGTCTTGACGTATAACTGCCAGGACTTAATCGGCACCGACACATCGCCGCTGTCGAAAATCTGCCGCGTGGCCGTGATAGCCGTCAGCCGGGCCGCGCCCTTCCACTGCTTCATCAGCGCTTTGATGTCTGATGAAAGCCGCCCTAACTTCACCGTCGCGTCGATCACCGGCGTGCCGCTCTGCTGACTCTCTTCGATTTCAAAGCGCGCTGGCGTGTACGTCTGGCCGCCTAGCGTCTTCGCAAAGAACTGCTTGTCGACCAGGCGGACATAGCCAAAGGATGGATGGTAGAACGTGATGGTATCGTACAGACCGCGCGTCGGGCGCTGCTGCTTATAAGCTCTGAAGGTAGGCATTACGGCACTCTCGGTAAAGATTCCGGGTCGCGCCCGTCAGGATAACCAGTGACAACGATATCCAGCCACGAATCCCACGGCGGCGGCAGCTCAACAATGATGTCGTCGAATTCGTCGTCGGCGTTGTAGAGATGGTTCGCAATAACGGTTCCCGTCCATGTCACCACCCCGCCAGAAATATTGGTCTGGACAGGGAAACCATCTTTCGTAAAGTGAAGCTCCTGAACTTGCAAGCCACTACCGCCAAGATTTATCGGCATTCTGAACCAATAAAGACCGCCGTGAAGATAGTTGGGACTACGTAACCATTGCTGAAATGCTCGGTCTTCCGCCAAGGTGAAAATCCACGTCAGGGACCAGGTCACTTTCAGGTCGTCAGTAAGGTTCTGGAAGATAGCCGGGCCGACCGCTGGCTGATCGGTCTGGAACCCGGTATCGAGCGTCATGTTTTTGCTGGTCTTCTGCGCCAGCGGCAGCCAGTCGGGATAGTCGATAATTGGCATCAGCCTTGCCCTCTTGGCGTGCGTTTAACGTTCAAATTGCTGGTGATCGCCTGACTTGCTGGCCCACCATTATTCATGTCAGCGATGAATGCATCGATAGTCCAGGTACCGTCACTGCCCTGCGTAGCCTGTGCATCGACAGTCGCTGAAGAGTAATTGTTGATATTCAAAATCACCCCGCCACCGCCCCCGGCAGTCATTTCCTTGTTGCTGATAACCCTGCCGTTATCGCCCGGTATCATGTACTGCTTACCGGTACTGGCCTGGTAAATCTCCGGCATGCCGCCTTCGCCGACCTGGTACATTCCGCCCGCCGTCACCGGCCCGCCGTTCTTACGTTTACCGAGAAGGTTGGCGCCAATAACGCCCGCCACCGCACCGAGACCGATAGCCGCAGCCGTGCCCATTGAGGCAATGGATGACAGGATCGCCGCCGGGGTCCATGCCGCAGCAGTCGTTGCCGCCGCCGCAGTGCTGGTAGCTGTCTGCGTAGCCACTGCTGCAGTTTGAACAGCCGTAACCGTGCCGATGGCCGCAGTTTGTGCCGCCTGGCCCATGATGGCAGATTTCACCCACTCAACGCCCATCTGCACGAAGGTATTAACCAGGCTGTTGAGAACTGTGCTACCAAGAGATCGCATTGCATCACTGGCCGTCATGCTACCGGTGATAATTCCCGTTAATGCGTTGGAGGCATTTCCTGCTAGCGCATCGATTGAAGCTGCCAGCGCTTCATTGCCCGCGCTCTGGTTACGGAAAATCTCCCATTGCGCCGCTATACGCGCCTGCTCGTACTCCCTGTCAGCACTAGCGCGAAGCATAAGAGCGTTCTGGTGAGTGATAATCCCCTGCTGCTCGTAGGCCTGAATAAGCGCGAGTTTACGGGCATTTTCATTCGCCAGTTGCTGCACTGGGTCCACGCCGCCAGCAGCTTCCTGTTGTGGGCTGACGGCCTGATCGGCACGGATTTTGGCAAGGTTGGCCTGGTGGGTTGCTTCCAGTCTCTCAGATGTCTGATTGAACTGCTCCTGACTGATTTTCTTCGCAGCCAGAGCGGTATTCAGATCCTCAACATCCTGCTTATAGCTGGCATTTTCGCGTGCTTCTGGCAGGAGTTTCTCGGCAGCTGCCTGCGCCTTGAGGGCGTTGGCCGTATCCCATTTTGCAGCCGCGTACTTACCTGCCAGGGCTACCTGTTCCTTGGTGGCGCCTTTCCCGAGAGACTGCTGTGCAGCCAGGATAGCCTGCTCGCGGCTCAACTTGTTCGTTGAGTCGGCGGCAAGTTCTGACTGCTGTTTGAGGTTCGCCAGCTTCTGGGCAATAGAATCAGCCTGGGAAGCTCCCTTCTTCTGCTCAGACTGAAGCGTCTTCTGCGCCTGAGTATTTTTGTACGTAGCAGCAGCATCATCTTCCATCTGCTTGGCGTGCGGATCATCCTTCGCAAACCCGGCATCTTCGGCGGCGTATTGCGCCTGCAGCCGCGCGCGGGCCTCGCCCTGTAGTTTGGATAGAGCAAGGTTTCGCTCAGACTGCTTGATGAGGTTCTTCTGCCCGGCCGTGAGGTTGTCAGTGGACTTGTTGAGGCTGTCGACGTTGATCTTCGCGTTGGCCGCCTCTCTCGCCAGATCGACAAGCTTACCTGCCAGTTCAGCAATGGCTGACTGACCATCTTTTGAGGAGGACTTCATTTCCTGGAGTTTTTTCGCCAGTTCCTGAAGTGCTTCCGGCGACGGGTTGTTGCTCAGGTCTGATAACTCTCTTGCCAGATCAAACGCTGATTGCTTACTGATGCCCAGGCGAGAAGAAAGCGTGCTGACTGTTGAAGATAAAGAGTTCACAATGCCAGAGGCATATTGCCCCTGACTGTTGGCCTGCTGAATGGCCTGGCTCCAGTCAGTGGTGGTAACACCAAGCGCAGAAAGCTCATCGTTGAATTTCTTGATGCTCGGAGACGCCCCACCTACCGCCGCCAGTGCGCGATCGCCTAACGTGATGAAAGCATCAGACGCGTCACTAATGGCCTTCGGAATCTTTGAGATGGCCTGGTTATACTCGAGCAATGCCTGATTTCGCAGCAAAGTAGCCACGTCAGCATTAACACGCGCCAGAGCGGCATACTTGTCTGAAAGCGCGGCCACGCCTTGCGAGGAAATGGTGATCACCTTATCCATAGCTTCAGCTGCGTCTTTCAGCGCATCCATGGCGTTTTTACCGCCATTTAGCGAAGTAATCAGCACACCAGCCAGTACCGAACCAAGGGCGATTATAGCGCCAACCACGGCACCGCCAGGACCGAACGCCCCGGCAAGCTGCGAGCCCTGCTGAGCGAACGCCACCAGCGCAGACTGCCCACCCTGCACCTGCACGATGAAGTCCTGAACCTGGTACCCGGCCTGCTGCATGCTGGTTTTCCAGCTACCAGTGCCTTTTGCGCCATTTTCAACACCAGTCTTCATGTCATACAGGCGGCCAGTAAGCTCGCCGATCTTCTGCTTTTCTTCGTCTGTCGCTTTCGACCCTGCACGCAGCTGTGCAGCCAGGACTGCGGCACTACGCGCGCCATTCTCCTGCGCTTCGTCCAGCACCGCCAACTGGTTACCCAACGCCTCGATGATGGATTCGGCACGGCTAAATTCACTGCTCGCGCCGCCGGTACCGCTGCGGGCCTCTTCCATTGCGCGGGCAATTCCGCTCACGTTGGTGTTCAGCTTGCGCAGCTGGTTATCCATGGAGTTGGCATAACCGGCCAGCTCAGTAAACGCGGACCCGGTCTGAGATGCGCTCTGATCGAGGTTATCCATTCCCTTGCCTGACTGCTGGGCTGCAGAATCCAGTTTATCCAGAGCATCAATGGCCTGTTTCCCGCCCTGCAGCAGCGGCTCAACGTCGGCGCTGATTTCATAAACGATGCTACCGGCGTTCTTCTCACCTGCCATGTCATTCTCCGGGCAATAAAAAACCCCGCCTTGGCGAGGTTTGTTGATTTGATGCGATAATTTTAGAAGATGTTACTGGGAATTCAGGGCGCTAATTTGAGACAGGTTATATTCGATTTTTTCTTTCGAAAATTCACCGTTAGCCTCCCGACAAGCGTCATTGTATGCCAAGGCAGCTTCAACTGGGTCATCGTAATACCCAAGGTATTTAAATTTATAATTTATAGTAATAGCTGAAACCCAGCGCCTTTCTCTTTTAGCCCAGAACACACCAATAAAACCACTCTTATTTGCTTTCGTCGCCCCCATATTACTCATGTTTTGTCCACGGGTGCTTAGGCGAAGATTGGCTATTCTGTTATCGATCTTATCCATATTTATGTGGTCAACATCTCCATCAGGCCACTCGCCATAGTAGATAGCCCAGGCTAGCCGGTGGCAGTAATAAAGACTGTTATCGATTCTAATGGTGAGATATTTATTTGTCATGGAACCACAGTCTTTTCCGCAGAATTGTGTATTCCACGATTTGAACAGCCTTTCCGACGTGAAACTTTCTCTTGCTCTAAGCCTCCACTTAAATTTCCCAGTTAAGGGGCAGTAATCAATTCTGGACTTAAGATATCTAATATCAATCTTTTTCATGTAAACCCCGTAGAAGGTTTCGTAGATGGATGGTTGCGCCAGAGCGGTCTACGTTCCGCCTTTTCGGGAGCTACCCTAGGCGCTTATTAATTATACATCACCCCTTGGATTCAGACTTCAGTCTTCTTTCTCTTTTTGCGAAATAATCTTCTGTAATTTTTTCGTACTCTTCTCTCGTAAAGCCTTTCTGGTCCGGGTATTTCGCCGCCAGCAGCATCTGAAATTCAGTCATCGTTAACTGGGCGGCTTCGGCGCGATTCATGCCGAAGTGACTACGTGCCGCGCTGATATAGTCGAAGGCTTTAAACTCTGTGGTGCGTTCGCCTGTTTCGTGGCGCTGCAGCTGGCGAACCTTTGCCTTTCCGACGACACCGTGCTGCATGAGGTGCTGCGCCAGCACGATGATGTCGTTCTTCGGCATCTGGCCGGGTCGATATACGACGCAGTGTCGCCAACCCTTCCACTCGCCAATCATTGGCGTCAGATCGTCATCGCAGCACGCCTGCAGCACCAGCATGCATGTTGATAACAGCTTCTCGGTAGCGCGGTTGAATGATGGGGCAAGCCAGTCAGGAAAACGTCGCAGCGTGCCAGCGCAAACCTCAATCAGCTGAGCGACATCATTGCCGTGTATGGTGGCGTACGCCTGCACAATCTCTTCTGGAGTACCGATCCTGGTCATGGCCTCGAATGAAGGCCTCAGCAGGTAATCTTTCCCGCCTTCACGGCTGTCGCTGATAGAGATTTCGCCAATATCGGTTAAAGCGGTCATAGGCCTTCCAGTAAACGGTCATTATCAAGGGCAGCACGCCGCCCTTTGGAATGTCCGTTAGGTAACGGTAACCGTGTGCACGGCCACAAAGTTGCCGTCTTCGGTGTTGATGATGATCTGCGCGCTGCCGGTAGCGACACGCGTCACGGTAACGGTGTTGCCTGAGGCGGTTGCCGTTGCTTTGGTCGCATCGGTAGTCGCTACAGTGAAGTCTTTGTTGGTAGCGCCGGTTGGCGCGATGTTCACCGTGAAGGTGCTGGTACCGCCTGCCGTGCCGGTGCTTGTTGTCGGGGTTACCGTCACGCCAGTCACCGCAACCGCAGTGATTTCGTTCACTTCGATGGTGCTCGCGTCGCCGACTTTGAACTCGGTAGAGAACGTGACAATGTCGTTGGTACCACCGTCAGAGCTCAGCGCCGTGATGTTCATGTAGCCGATGAATTCGACCGGGCCGTAGTCCATGCGCACCCAGATACCCGGCTGGCGTTTGGCCTTCAGCTCATCGGCGAAATACTTGATGAACTTGCCGACACCGTACTGATCCAGCTTGTCCTTCTTACGCACCTCGCCTTCAAAGCTCAGCGTGAAATCACTGTTGGTGATGATGGTCTCGACATAGCCGCCGCCGTCATCCGCATCAGAGGTAACCGAGTTCGGGTTGAAGTCGAAGCCCTTCGACGTACCAGCAGCCAGCGCCTTCCACTCACTTTCCAGTGGTTTGACGTCCGGGCAGCCATCGGCGACTTCCAGCACGACCGCACCGCCGAAAAGGCGCTCGTTCGAGTTCTGGCAATTAGCCATGTGAAACTCCTCTTTGACGTATAAAAGAAAACCCGCCGGAGCGGGTTATTGGTTGAGATGGCTATTCGCCGTAAGTGCAGGCGAACTGGAGTCGGAAGACTATTCGCCCTTCTTCTGTGAGCACCGGCGCGGGGATTGCGCCCATGTTCTGGATGTAGCCGACGCACTCGTCAGCCATGGGGTTGGCCTGGACGTAATCGACGATGCGCTGCACGGCATTGAGCGCGTCTTTGCGCTTGTCCTTCGCGCCGACGACGTCGACCAGGACGTGATACTCAGAACCGAGGTCAGTACGGATGTTCGACCCGCCGTTTGGCCTGAAGACCATGATCGCCTTCGACAGGTCGCCAGGGTCGTCGTACATCAACTGCTGCACCGTGAAGCCGGTCGTTAGCCCGGCGTCGCCGAACATGTTGCGCACCCGCTCGTGCATCATGGGTGTCATAGCGAAAGCTCCTTGCGCATCACCGCATCAACGTTATCGCGCTCGTCATTCGCGCCTTTGGTCAGGAATTGAGGTTCACCATGCGGATCCCAGTAGTTTCCTGTTCCGGTCCCGCCGCCGAACTGCTGCCCGGCACGTGTCGTACCAAAGTGGGCGCGCGGTTGGCCTTTCAGCTTGCCTGACGCCTCATGCACGTACGCGGCATAGTTGGCTGAGTAGCCGATGCGCCCGGTAATGAACACGCCGCCAGCGTCGATTTCGCGGAACTGGCTATTAATCAGCGTAGAGGTGTCGATCGGGGTGTAATATGCCGCCCGCGCACCGATAAGTATCATCGCCGACTGCAGCGCGCGAGTAACCTTACGACCCTTAACGTCGTTGATGACATCGTTCAGGTGCTTCTTCGCCTGGCTGACGCCCTTTACTTTGATGCCCATGGTTTTCTCCAGGCAATAAAAAACCCCGCCTGAGCGAGGTTTGGTTTCATTGAAAGTTGAATCAAAAAGGGAGCATTGCGCGGATTTCAGTGTGCCAGTTATGAAAGGCAGGTAGGTCATCTAATAACCAAAATCCAAATCCAATCATTACAACGCCAATAATCATTTGAGCAATAACGCTGAACCAGTATTCAATAGGCTTGCTGTCTTTATGGATGTACTCCTTTCGCGTCGTTCCCTTGAATGTCTTGGTGTAGACACCTCGTCGCAAAAAGATAATAGACTGAACAAACGCAAAGGGGCCGGTCAGAAAAATTCCACATACCGCAAGCCAATATTGAAATCCCATTACCTTTCAATCCACGTAATTTTTCCCCATATTATTGCACAGGTTTATCAGATTCCAGTAAGGATGGCGTAATCATCAGTCACACGCTCGAAAGTGTCGGCATAACGGATAACCTGCCGCACCTCGTCGGCACCGGCTACAACCGGGTCGGCTTCGGTCGATACGCCAATCAGCAGGTAATCACCCGCGGCAGCCAGCGCAAACTCTGTCCAGACGGTATTCTTCACAACGATTTCAGCACCCAGGCTGGCTAACTTCTTGCTGAGGCCGCCCTCGTAGTCGCAGAGGATTGGCTCAGGCTCGGCATAGCCCAGCGGGTCACCGCATTCGTCATTGCCTTCCAGCTTTCGCCAGATGGTCGCCGTGGCTGTGTATGACCAATTCGCAACGCTAGACATCGCTACCCCCTCAAAGCTCTGGTAGCGGCACCGTCATGCCTGCCATGCTATGCGTACAGTCATTCAGATATTGAATCTGCCCATCTGTCACAAATGAATGGCAGGTAAACGGCTTGTCTTTTGTGGCGTCGTCAAACTGTTCTGGGTCATCGCTGGGCATGAAGCCAGTAACCAAAACGCTTGGAGTCAGCGTCGGCTTATCAACGCTTCCATTCCATCCCCATCGCGGACCATTGCCAATGCCAACCTGCACCACATGGCGACTACCGCACCCGGGGCACATGAACGATAAACGGTTATCGCTCGCCTTCTTCACTCGCTCTGTCATTCTTTCCACCTCAGCACCTTCGCGCCAGTCGCCCGGATGCGCGGGCAGTTGATGAACCACTCGCCATCCGATTTTACGTAGCCGGTAGTTTCCCGCCCGGTGTCGGTTTCAACCCATACGCGGGTGAATGAGCGCGGTAGCCCTTGTTTAACTGATTTGTACGTCATCAGCAGCCACCGACTACCAGGAACAGACCCACGCTATTACCAGCGCTTATCGGCAACTCACCGGTGCAGCCGCTGGTATCGAGATGGGCCAGCGAGTCGCGCAACCATGTGATGCTGTCGTCACCATATTCAAACGAGCGGGACGCACCAGACGGCGCACCCTGCGATTTGATGCGGCGCGCACCGGACGACGTAGCCATAAGCGCGGCGGCATAAATCAGGATCAGCTTCGCGGTGCACTCGTCATAACCTGCGCCATCGAGACACGGGATAATCTTGTTCACCACGCAGAGAATCGGATCCAGCAGCGCGCCCGGGATGGAGTAACCCAATTCACCGAGGAACGCCTGCACGTCTGCCGCTGTGATTGGGTCAGCCATGGTTATTTCGCCTTTTTCGATTTAGCGGAGGTGTCTGCCTGCTCTGCCTGCTCTGCCTGCTCTGCCTGCTCTGCCTGCTCTGCCTGCTCTGCAGATTTATCGTCGGTGCCAGGCGTGGCGACTTCAAGCTCCTGCTCGTCGACTTCGCCAACCACTGAAACGCGCCCAGCGAAAGCTGGCGGCACATCAACCGCAACAAACTCATGACCAACCGGCAGTTGCTGGAATACGCCGTTAATCGTTCCCCAGCAGCCAGTCTTCTCGACTTTTAACTTTTTCATGCTCTCTCCTGAAGAAAAGGGGCCGAAGCCCCTTAACCCTGTGCGTTGAACACTTTGGAACGACCGTTGAAATCGCGCTTAATCTGCAGACCGACAGCACTCCAGACCAGGGAGTTGTAGTTGTCGAACGGATTCTGGCGCGGGATCATGAAGGTGCCCACCGGCGCTGCAATGCGCGTCTTGATGTACTGCGAGTTGCGCACGTAAGCGATGAAGTGGTTACCAGTCAGCTTGAAGGTCTGGTTCACCGACTCAATGCGGCCATAACGCAGGATGTATTCCAGCACAGTGCCTTCTTTGAAGCCGGCAGCGGAGGAGTACGGCTTGCTCATGTTGCGCATGATGTCAGGCGATACCCAAACCTTCACCTTCTCCTGCACGTAGTTATCATCCAGAAGCTTCGCGAACGGGCCGGTGAAGAAAGCTACCATCTCGTCAGGGGTAGCAGTGGTCAGGTCGATATTCAGACCAGACGCACTCAGATCCACCTGGTTGGTGTTGGCGTGGTTGGTGATACCTGCGCCGACATACCCTTTCACCTTCACCTTCGCATCGCCTGACAGCATGTAGTCAGCCATGTCTTCACGGATAGCCGCAACGTGCGCTTCCTGATCGTCAGCCATCGCGTCGAGGTTTTCCGACTGCATGCCGTTCCATTCGCGCCATTCACGGCCGTAGCCAGTGTTGAAGATCGGAATTGGGTCACCAGCTTCGTCGTAGATGACTTTATCCAGCTCTTCCGGCACGTGGCCCGTCAGTGAGCGATGAACCTTGCCAGCGTCACTGGAAACGCGGTACAGCGCCGCCGTCTTGCCGATAGAAATCGGCGTACCGAGACCGAGCAGATCATCCAGCAGGCCGTTGCCTTCGTCATTACGGAAGACTCGGGTGGTGATGTTGTCCACTTCACGCCAGTAGTCTTTGGAGATCAGCGCTGCCTGGTTAACTTCCAGCGCACCGCCGTACTGGGCAGCAATGGTGTTCTGGTTGATGTTGAAGGATTCACGCTGCATCAGCAGCTGATTCCATGCCTGCTTCACCTGGTTGTGCTCGGTGATCAGCTTTTTGTTGAATACGATCATGCTCATGCGGTTGCTTTCCCTGATTTGCGAACTTTCACGAGCTGAGCTTCAGCGCCAACGGTGATTTTTTCGCGTGAATAAAAGAGGACCTGGTCGGTGGCTGGCGTGGTTGCCTTGGCAAGCGTGCCGTCACCGGCAGAAACCAGGCCTTCGTTTTCCAGCAGCACTTCGCCTGCCTTGACCAGCATGTGGTAATCCACATCGTCTTCGCACATGATGGCCGCGCCGGTATCACCTGCAGGAACCGAGTCGCGAATGTCACCACCGCCGATATAGTTGTGCTGAAGAGCCAGAGCAACGCCTGCACCACCAGCGACATTGTGAACCGCCAGTTTCCCGGTGCTGTCGAGCATTACCAGTGAGCCGGGCTTCACGGCCGCCGCCATGATTGCTTCAATGACCTGCGGGTCATTCTTACGGGCCGGGCCTGCGATTACGGTATGGAAACGAGGTGCGAGAGCCATTATTCAGGTGCCTCCATGTTAAGGATTTCACTCTGAGCGCCATTCCCCTGGAATGCAGGGTTCAGACCGGTGCTGGTCTGGCACTGTGAGTACAAGTCGTTCAGCGCGTCGCCAGCCAACGAGTTGATCGCCGCTTCGGTCATGAACGAGAATTTCGCTTTAACCGCATCACGCTTGGTTTTCAGGTCGCTTTCTGCGTTCGCCTGCAGCTGATTTTCCAGCTTGCTCAGCTTTTCGTTCAGCGGTGTGATGGCAGCGTTAACTGCCGCGGTAATCGCGTCAGAGTTGATCTGAGCCTGGCCCGGGTCGCCGCCATCTTTCTTCTGCATCTGCTGGTTGTAGGCATCCCAGACCTGATCGTCGGTCAGCCCCTCGGTTTTAACGCCTGCGGCATTGAGCGCGGCGATCATCTTCTCTTTCATCGGGTTTGTATCTCCGTTGGTTTTGACTTCGTACTCAGTTGGTTTGCGCACGACTTCTACAGGCTCGCCGACCAGCGTCACTTCGCTGTCATCGATGAGATATTTTTGCTGGAAGAGTTTGCTGCCCTCTTCGTAGATGAATTTGTCCGGCCAGACTGTCACTACGTAGCGATAGACATCACTGCCGGATGGCGCGCGGATAGCCTCGCGCAGCATCTGGTAGATTTCGTCGAATGAGGCGTCGGAGTTGTGGGCGAAGAAGAACTTCACCTTGTTCAGCAGGCCTTCTTTCATGCTGTTTGCAGCATCGATGAGGCTCGTCGCTTCAACATCAGCCTCTTGTCCGTCAGCGTTGACGAACATGCCGACGCCTTCATCCGGCGTGCCAGCGCCAGGCTCATCAAGCAGGATCGCGATGTGGTCGAACTGCATGTTGTGAGCGACCCAGGTGTATTTCTTCTGCTTCGACTCCCCGGCCTTTTGCTCTTTGTTCAGCAGCAGACCGGTAGAGACATGAATCGGGTCGGCGTTATTGCCGGAAATCATGTCGTCCAGGCGCTGAATAAGGCGCTTACCGTCAGGCTTGGTGTCAGCCACAGCCTTATTGACGTAAACATCCATCACAACCTTGTCGTTGGCCTTACTGACGTTCTGAGCCCATGCCCCGGCGTAATAATCGTTGACCGCCTGCGGGTCGTTGGCGCTGACGTATTTGCCGTTCACCATCGGGTGGCCGATCGGCATTAACTTGCGCTCCATCGTCTGGTAGCTGTTGTTAATCTCCTCCGCCGGGTACAGCCCGCCATTCATCACGATGTCATCGACGATCGGGACCGCACCACGAATGACGTAGTGTTCCTGGCCGTTGATGGTGGTCGTTGATATGTTGGAGGCGTTGATGGCGAGGGATTTAACGTGGATGCTGGATAGCTTCACGTTGCGTCCTCATTGTTGGATTTCAGGCAATAAAAAAGGCCGCCGTGGCGACCCTTTGGAATCTTATTTAGTTTGTTGAGAATGGCTTCAGGTTGACTCTTTCAATAGCAGGGTAAATATCATCTCTTGAATCAACCGAGTGCGTTGTGAAGCTAGAAATTATGTAATAAGCCTTTCTGGTTCCTTTGGCTTGGTTGTCTACAATTATCGCATCCAAATCGACCTTCTCGATAATGCCGTTATTGCTTTTATTACTAATGTATATAGAAGCAGGAACGTCGCCTTTAACAATGAATTTTTCGTAGCTATCTGCAGACCAAAAAACTAAAACTTCAGTCATAATGCCTCCTGTTTATGTCAGGATTTATTATCGACCTAAGCCCGCCAAGCTTTACGCTCTTTTTTCAGCTTATCCGCCAGACCCTCATTGAAGATGCTGCCATCTTCGTTGAGCAGCACCGGGATCTGGCTGCAGTAGCAGTTGTACCGATTGCCATTCTCGGCGTAGAAGTCACGCACCTCTTCCGTGGTGTAGACCTTCCCGTGACGACTGGCGTGCCAGGTGCGCGTCGTAGGCTTTAGTGCTGACAACCACAGCAGGCCGGTATTCAGCCCAAGCCGGTCAGCAGCCCAGTCCGTTTCGTTCCACTGCGCCTGCCGCAGCGCGCCGACCTGCTCAGTCTGAGCGATGGTCTTCGCCTTCGACATCGACACATCAAGGCGCTTGCTGATGACGCTGGCCGTCTCGCGAGGATTCACGCCGCGCGCTACCGCATCCGTGATGATGTTGGTCAGATCGCCACGGGCTGTGTCGGTGATGACCTTCCAGTCACTGAATGTTGTCAGCCTGGCCGCCGCAACCTGATTAAGGTGACCGGGACTGCTTAAAAGCTGCTGTAGCGTTGTCTGGCTGGCGTACACCTGCGACTGCTGCGAGAGGTTATTGAAAGCCTCCAGCGTGCCGCGCTGCGCTTCTGCGACGACGTAATCCATCGCCCAGAGGTTTTGCTCGCCACCTTCAAGGAGGTAATCGTCGAGAATGCCCTGCACCGCTTCCAGCAGGTCCGCCAGTTCCTGCGCCGTCATGTCATAGATGAACTTACCGGCGTTGACCTGGTAGAGCCTCACATCCTCGCCATGGTCATGGCACAGGAAATGCCAGTTATGGCTGTTAACCTCACGCTCTCTCCCGGTCAGGCGCTGGTCGAACAAGGTTTTCAGCGCTCGCTTGATGCCGAGATACCGCTCCTCGATATCCCGGAACATCGCACTGACCTGCTTCGCCGATCGCGTCGAGTCAACCTTACTGCGCGGAACTATCGGCAGACCCACCTTTGCCGTCTGTTCTGGTGTCATCGGCCAGTGGATCATCGGTAGTCACCTTCTCGTCCGGTTTCGGCGGTTCTTTTGGCTCCGGTAGCGGGTCAAGCCCAACAACTTCTCGCAGCTCATTGGCTGTAATAGGCGGCTCACCGCCATAGAAGCCAGTGGTTTTCTGCACAATGTCAGCCAACTTGGATGCGTTCTCGATCTTCTCTTTCTCGCCGGGCGCCAGCAGGTCGCTCCAGGAAATGGTGACCTCGCCTTTGGTCGGCGGGTCGATAATCCCAAGCGTCCAGAAGCGTTCCAGCAGCGCGGTGATTCGGTCCGTAAGGAAGCCATTGCGCCGAGTATTACGGCGTATAGCCCAGTCCGTTTTATCCTCATCGCTCGCCAGCCGCCCAGTCTGCTGACCGAACAGGATGGTGAACGGGATTTGCACAGAGGCTGCCAGTTCGTTCGCGGTGACTTCCCAGGTCGGCCCCGGGTCGCCTGGCGTAACGCTCAAAACGTGCATCTGCCCGGCCTGCATCACGGCCGCCGCATCAGTACCACGGTTAAGCTTGTTGACCTTGTCGCCCATAGCTTCGCCGAGATCGGCATAGCCAGCCTTCTTAGCCTGGTCTGCCAGCGTGTTCATGTCGGTTTCTTTGCTGAATTCGACGGCAATCTGACGGCTGGCGTTCTTCAGGAAGCCCTCAGCGCCACCGCCTGAAATCTTCTCAATATCGAGGCCTTTGTTGAAACCAGCCTCCAGCAGCGGGATGCCGGAAAGCACGTTGTCGTCTTCAGATCCTTCGCAGAACAGGATAACGCGGCTCGGGTGTACCGGCTCTCCGCGCATAGGACCGACAAAAGGTTCATCACCAACCGGTTGCTCGTTGAAGTTGAACATCTTCGGCTGACCGAACGTTTCAGACTGACGGTCGTTATCCCATTCGGCGACAGTTAACTGCGGCTCCCATACCGGGATAAGTTTTACCAGCGCTGACTCGCCGAGTCGTTTTACTAAAGCAGTGTCGACTTCCTGATCCCAGTTCCGATTGTCTTTGACCTGTAGCAGAAGCGCGGAGTAGCGCCCTACCATATTGCGGCGGTCGGCATCCTTCACCTTCGGCCACAGCTTCTTCATGAACTTGGCGACGTTCTTTTCCCAGGTGTTTGTTTTCTCCGCCTCCTGAGCTTCATCACCGTCAACTATGACCGGATAGTCCTGCCAGCAACCATCCAGCAGCCGATGCACCACAGCAAAGCCAGCGGCGTTGCGGCGGTACATATTGTAGAAGTCGTTGAAGGAGATCTCGCGCGGGTAGCCAAATTCCTGGTAAAGCGTCGGTCGCTTCGTGTTGCCGCCACCTATACCGATGGCATTCAGGTAATTCGCTCGCCTCATTTCAGTGGCGAGGTTGTTCACAGCCAGTTGAAGGCCGTTATCTTGTTCGCTCACTGGCGATGCTCCTTAGAAGAATACTGTGCCGACCTGCTTGCGGTTATTCTTCGCTACCGCGAAATAACGAAAGCTGTCAGCGCCATGCGATGTGAAGTCATGAAGCGGTTTGTCTTTCCAGCAGCCGCGTTTGTCGTCCCACTCCTTGCGGTAGCCCTCAAGGTGAGAGATGCCAACAGCACACTTCTCTTCATCGAATACGCAGGACTTGAGGATTTCACGGACCGACTCAATACCAGTGTCGATCCCTGCTTTCGGCACAACGCGGAAGTTCATCGAATACATCTGACCATCAATCTCGTAACCCTCGCGCGCCAGCTCTTTGCGTGACTTCGCATCAGCAGCAAACTCGCGGTTCTCAATGTCGTGCGGCCCCCAATGCTCACCGTATTCATATCCCCTGTCCTTCAGCACCTTCATGTAATGCCTCAGGCCTTCACCGGAGTTTTCGTAGTAGTCGATGATGTGGAACTCTTCGCCAACCTCGCGAACGAACCAGATGGCCGTGGAGTCACCCACACCGATATCCCAGAACGTATGCACCGGCAGGTGTGAGTTATCCGGGATTTGGCCGATCCGCTTGTTGGTGTAAAGCCAGCGGAACTGCTTGGCGTAGTACGCGCCCTCGACCGACTGCTGGAACGCCTCGGCTGGAATGGTCGGGTATTCGCGCTTCATATCATCGCCGAGCGTTTTCTCTTTGGCGTAGTACCAGGCTTTCTGGCGTTCATTGACGACTACACTGTGCTTCGCTTCCATCTCAGCGAAGTATTCCAGCAGGCGCACCGGCAGAGGTTCGACCGGGTCGATTGCATACTGCGGGTTCTTCCACCAGGAGAAGAAGAAAAACTTCCAGTCCAGCGCGGATAATGGCTTACCCTGCAGCAGTGCTTTCTCTGCCGTCTGGCAGTAATCGAAAAAGTATCCCGCCCGGCCCTCTGCTGTGCTCTCGATAGTAGCGAAGCATCCGGTCGATACCGCTTCAAACGCACCAGTTACGATTTCGCGGGCTTTGTCCGGATATTTGGCGCATATCTTCCCGAACTCTGAAACATGCAGGTAACGCAGCGTACCGCCACGAAATGACGTGCTGACGTAGAGCGAGCCTCCCTTCTTAAAAACGAGCTCACCAGACGAATCATTGCTCGCCGGGTTGGCCGCCTTTATCTCGACAGGCAGCTTGTCGTATGCGTACTTCACCTTTTCGCGGAACAGGCGCTTTGCGTCATTCAGCGTGTGGGCAATCAGCGCGCACTTCGCCGACTCGAACAGAGCCGCGTCGAGCTGGATGATGCACACCTCAGTTGTGAAGCCGAGTTGCCGAGCTTTCAGGATGATGTTGCGGGTGTGGATCCCCTCGAAGTATTCCCGTTGCTCAGGCGTCATCCTGAAGCGCGTTGGCTTTCCCTCTTTGTCGGTGATCCAGTAGAGATTGTTCAGCCGCCAGTCTTTGTCGGCCAGCAGCTTGAGGTGCTCAGGTTTCATTACGCCCCCTGAGACAGTGAATCCATCAGGTTAGACAGGTCATCAACCGTCTTATTGCCTTCTTCGGTGTCAAGGTTATAAGCCTTGCGCTCAGCGTTTATCACTTTGATTTGAGCATCAACACCGGCAGTGATCGAGCGAGACATTGAGGCGTGGTTTTCTTCCGTGATGTCTGCATCTTCGAGGAAGTCGCGGAGCTTATTGGTGATGCCGCGCCATGCCGCCAGACTTTCCCGATGAGCCATGACTACAGCAGCCGCCTCATCGGAGGCCTGGTCAATAATCTGCTCATCAGTAACCACTGGTGACTGGTTACCGTCTTTGGTTACCGACTTGGTTACCTTGGCCTTGGTTGCCGCCCTGACCTTTTCTGTCAGGTCGCGCTGCCATCCTTCTTTGTTCGCTCTCTTCAGGATGGTGGCGTGGTTAACGCCATGCTTTTCGCCGATGGCCCTTACTGACAATGAACCAGCCCGGTAAGCCGATTCAATGGCCTCCCAATCTGGTTTGCTCATTGGTTACTCCGTTATCTCTTTACAGGCTCATACTTCAGCTTCTGGCTAATGCCATGCTTGACGAGGAAGTTTCTCACCTTTTGGTAATCAGGCTCGCAACGCATCATCAGGCAGAACACTGTCAGCGTCCTGAGGTAGACAGGAACCCACCACCTGCTTTTGATTTCAACTGACAGTCTGCACATCGCCATTGGTTTCTTCCTCGGTAGGAACTGGCGTGAACTGCACACGCTTCACATCGGCAGGAGCAAAGTACAGCCACTCGCCCGTCTCGGTCGCCAGCGGTACAAAGCCGTTAACCAGCTCAGGCTGACGTCGTGACATCTTGCCCGTGAAGGTTTCGCCTGTTTGGGTGGTTAGCGTGATTTTGTAGATGTCGGACATTGAGAGCCTCTTTATCCGCTTGCGGGGATATTGCCAATAAAAAAGCCACCCTGAGGTGGCTTTTATGATCGCGCCAAAAACTAACCAAACGCCATTTAAGAAGTCTTCATCTTGTAGGGAGAAATACTCCCAGATTTCAGGATGAAGCTACCATGCTTTTCATTGCAGCTTGCTTCAACTTCTGCAAACATTCGATCTTGAAGCTGTTCTTCTGTTTCGTTCTCTACAGCAGCAAGAAAATGCATCCCTACACAATTTTCTAATCCTGGGGCCGAATATTTATAATTCAATACCCATACAGCCACGTCATTCATTTTAACATCCATACCTTAACCTTCCTTTGGGTGACATCTAGGAAGTTATGTTTGGATGGTGAAGGGATTAATCAATCCTTTGCGAAAAAAATAATTAATTCAAGCACTGCGTGTTGATGTACTCCTGCAGTGCTCTCAGGGATGTTTGGTCGCTGATGATTCCGGATCTGATACCGAGAACGTTTCGTCCAGCAACGTCAGAGAGTTCGACGGTGGCATCATTGCCCATGCCGGAGGTGCCGGTGGTTTGGGTTGAGGTAGGCACTGGACACTTGCCTTTGACGAGCACCCGACCACCATTATCAAGCTTACGCTGAAGAGCATCGTTCTGAGATTTGGCATCTGCCAGCTCCTTTTGGTATTTGGTATCCAGTGCAGCAACGTCGCGCTGGCGCACCTGCATGTCGTTAATGGTGTCCTGCCGCTGCTCTGCAAGTGATTGAGCTTTATCGCGCTGGTCTTTGTAGGTGATGGCGTTATCGCGGTAGTGGTTCACGAAGAACGCCAGCACGCCGATTACCGCCACCACAATCAGTTGCAGCCAGTAACGCTTAACCAGTGCGCTAATCACGACAGGAACAGAGCGTGCTCCGCCTCACGCCGACGGCTCAGGCCATTCAGGACCTTGCCACCAGCTTTATTCCAGCGCAGGAACTCATCGGCAGCACCAGCGTAATCACCGGCGTTGAGTTTTCGCAGGAGAGTCGATGTCGACAGTGACCGGGCGCCGAGGTTGTACGTGAACGACACCAGGGCGTCGAATTGCCCCTGAGTCAAGCCTACTTTAACCAGGCGGGACACGTCGTTTTCATAGCTGACCAGCCCGGTCTTCAGCAGACGTTCTGCTGTTTCCTGCTTAATCGTCATCCCGGCGCGGATTGGTTTCCCGTCGACAGGCAGAGTCCAGCCATAGCCGATCGTCCACACACCGACACTGTCCTGGTAGGCGGTGAGTCTACAGCCTTCGAACTCTTTGATCAGGGCAATGCCCTTTTCGCTGGTTTGCATGGACTACTCCGTAATGACGACCTTCGCAAGGTTCCCACGTGCCAGCCACACCGCCATGCAGATGACGGAGTTAAGCAGCAGATCGCCGAGGTTAACCTGTACGTAGTGGCCGAGCAGAATGTTGAAGGCGTTGAATCCGGCGGCCAGAATGACCAGATAGGCCAGCACCGCGACACTCAGGCGATGACGCTTTCCCTCTTTCCGGAAAAACATCAGCCTGACCATGATTAACAGGCAAACTATGGCGTTTGCATCCATCAGAAGAAGCTGCCATGTCATTTATCTTCCTCCCCCAGCCCCGGCATCTTCCCGCTTTTGGATTTGCGGAGAATACGCAGCAGGACTGCCACGGAAATGGAAGCAGTGACAATTGCACCGACAGCTGGCGATACCTCAATGCTGGCCGGTGGCTTCATCAGGCTTAACGGCGTGTTGATGATTCCGGCCATGATTTTTGCCATGGGCACGGAGAAGAACACGCCACTGATAAACGATATCAGCGCAAAGATAGCCTGCTTCCAGAGTTGATGGGGATCTGAGGTAAGAACGTATAGCGCAGTTCCGGCGAGTGATCCGAGCATCACTGCTGGAGTCGCCTCCGGAAACAGCGTGGCAAAGGTTACACCGACTGATGACGATGTAAGACCAACGCCTACGATAGTGAAGGTCTCAGACATATTTATTCCGTGTGTAGTTGGTTCAGGCCCTCGGGACGATTTAACAAGTAGGCGTGTCGATGATGGTTCCCGGAGCCTGGAATAAAAAACCTGGCGACAAGCCAGGAAGATGAGGGTAAGGCAATGTCGGCTCTCTGGCCGAAGGGTCCCAGGTAGTGGGTTCTGGTGCCGGGCAAAGGAATCGAACCTCTGACGCGCAGCTTACAGCGCTGCCGTTCTGCCACTGAACTAGACCGGCTAATTTGGTGGAACCCGATGGAATCGAACCATCTCCTAATGCTCTTCAGGCATCCGCGCGAACCATCTACGCCAGAGTTCCAGATACGAAAAAGCCCAAGGCGTTAACCTCGGGCTTGAATTCTTTGTGTCGACAATCAAAGCTATGGCGACGATATCAGATTTACATGAAATATATGCGTTTCAGTTCGGTTTTGCAAGACTTACATCTAAATTTGTCGCCTTTTGTTGTGAACGTGATCGCGTTACGGAGATAAGCGCACCGCTATCGAGCCGCTTAAAGCTGTTACGCATAGCCAGCCAGTGAGGCAGATACGTTTCTGTCCAGGTGGATTTAGCCACGCCCACCAGCTCCGCCAACGCATGATATTCATACGTCTCACGGCCCGCCAGCTCCGCTTTGACGTCCTGAGCCGCCAGCCATATCAGCTTCTTCAGGCGCTCCATCGTCTTGCCGGCCACCTTCTTCGCACCTAGCTGTTCCCGGAACTCTGCCCACGCCCACTGGGTGATCGCCACCTGGTGCTCAAAGCTAACGTTCTCGCTGTAGTTCCACAGCAGCCATGCTTTCTGGTGGTCTTCCAGCGACAGGACAGCGCGGCGCCATGATGCTGTTACGAACTCCACCGGCCCCACCAGCGCTATAGATGAGCCCTTCGCGCGCGACTGGCTGCCGCTCATCGCCGGGCCGTCAGGGTTAACTTTCCGGCCGGTGACCGGGTCAGTGATTTTCTTCCGCCCCCGGCTGCGCGCCGTCGCGGTGAATTGTGCGTTCTCTGCGAAGGCTACCAGTTGCCCTTTCGTAGCACCGCTCAGATCTGCGGTCGCCACAATGAGCTGCTGACGTACATATTCCAGTTGCTGACTGTTCATGCGGCTTCCTTATGTGGCTGGTTGGTTTTTGTCTTGCTGTGCTTTGCTACTGGCGGCAGGTTTGCGCGCTTAACGCTTTCGGCCTGGTATCGGAGAAGTTCTGAAAAATTCATAAGCCCTCCCGGTCTGGGTGAAGGCTTTTCAGCATTTGGTACTTTCTTTGAAACCGAATGCCTTTGCTGATTGCTGAGAACTGAATGCGACATTTTTTGTAATTGATATGACTGATAATCCCCATCGCGATCAGCGGAATGAGGTAAAAGGCCAGCAGAAATAAAGATTCAAATTTCATGCTTCCTCCTGCTGTTTCAGTGCGCGAAGGTCTGCTCTGGCCTTGGCGCGGATGCCGTCCAGCTCTTCACGGGTGTATCGGTGGGTTTCGTTGTTGGATTCCAGCGCCAGCACGCGCTCTTCGCCGATCAGTTCGACCAGGGCGGCGCGGTACGCCTCGATGTTCCCGGATTTGTGGACGTTGCAGGCGGAGCATTGGAGCCAGATATTGTCCGGATTAAAGCGAAGCTGTGGTGCGGCGGCCGTGGTGCGGTAATGCCCGGCATGCCAGGCAAAAGCGGTCTTGGTTCCGCAGGAGATGCAGCCGTGCCCGGCAGCCAGCAGCATTTCGCGCCGCCAGTCGTTGAAGGCGCGCTGAGTCATCTGCACCCAGTGACGGATCGGCCTCAGCTCATTACGGCGTGCAGCGCGGCGCTGGCGCCCTGCTTTCTCGGCTTCCTTCTGCTCCTTGATGCGCTTGGCCGCGGCTTTCACCTTCTCCTTCTCGCGTTCTTCCATTGCGAGGATTGCGCCATGTTCAGGACAGCACCAGCGGATCCGGATATCGTGGAATTTCGGCACGAAGTATTCACCGCATACTTTGCACTTACGGCGGGATGGTTTACGCATGTTCACCGCCTTGCACCTGTACCAGCGTGAGGTTTCCGCAGAAAACGGCGCCGGTGTCGATGTACATCTGGTTGGCATACTTCAGGGGCTGGCGCGCTGGGGTGTGTCCGAAGATAAACAGATCAGCACCGGCTATCGGCGATACAATGCTGTCCTGAGCGTCGCTAACCCGCTCACGATTCCAGATGACCATGTCTTTCTGGACCGGCTTGTCGAACGCATATTCGTTATGCGGGTAGTCAGCGTGGCAGATAACGACCTTCCGTTCAGCGGTGACCAACTCGATGACGAATGGCAGATCAGCCGCTTTGTGAACCAGAGCCTTAGCCAGCACTTCTTTGTCATAGTCGAGATTGAAGAACCATCCGCCACCATTTGCCAACCAGTGAACGACGTTTCCAAACTCAGAAAGGCCATCAATCATCATCTGCTCATGGTTTCCGCGCACAGCCCGGAACAACGGCATAGTAATCAGCTCCAGGCACTCGACGTTTTCCGCGCCGCGGTCAACAAGGTCTCCAACCGAAATCAGCAAATCACACGCAGGGTCGAACGAAACTTTTTCGAGCTCATTCATCAGCAGCGTGTAGCACCCATGCAGATCGCCGACGACGAAAATATTGCGCCATTCAGCGCCATTAATGCGTTGATACATGCTCATGCAGATTTTCTCCTCGCCGCGAGACGCAGCCATTTCTGATCCACCAGGCTGGCGGTGTAGCCTTTCAGGGTCGGGATGTCGGACGGCTTAACCGCGGGCTTACGCTTGCGGCGCGCCGGAACGCGGAAGATTTCGTTTGTGATGACGCGTGCGAGAGGGCTAGCCATTACGCAACCCTCCCGAAGTAATCACCTGAGTAGCGAACTTCACGGATTTGCACGCCGTTTTGCATAGCAAATGCCTGGCTGTATTCGATGAGACTGGTCATGCGACGGATGCCCATCTTCGCAGTGCTTTCCCGGATGGCGCAGAACTCCCCTTCCAGACCCGGCACCACTTCACCAGGCTTACCGGTGGCAATGGCATGGCCTGAGACATACAGGACTTTCCATGAAGCGAGGTCGCGTGACTTGCCAGCCCATTGCAATTGCTTCGCTGTATCGCCACAGAGAGCGTGGAAGAGGTCGTTTTGGGCGAGAGTGCGGTCAGCCTCAGAAAACTTCACCACGAGCGGCAGAGCGTCGTTAACGGGCAGCTTCCTGATGTAGTCGATGAGGTTATCGCGAACGCGTTCGTCGCGGAGGTAGAAAACAGGCTGTTTCATACGCCACCTCCGAGAGGTAACGCAGAATGAAGAAAATCGCAGGTGCATTTCTGCATCTGTGACAAGGTGAGGAGTTCAGATTGTGGTCGCATTTAAGTCCCCTTAAATGCGCAGAAGTCACCGGAGTTGTTCAGGCTCCGATGACATGATTATGGACGGTTGATTCAACAAAATCAACGCGAGAAAAAGGCCTCCGGAGAGGCCCTGGCTGTCGATATGGGGATTCCCATATCGCTTGTATGGCAGTTACACCAAATCGGGCAATTTGAAGCCTGCCATGTCTTCCGCCCGGATTGGAGGCGATAGGCAGTCAGCAAACACCAGGGTGCCATCGAGCAAAATCACGAAACCCCACCCCATAAACAGGTTGGCACTACACCAGTCAGCCTTTAGGGGCACATCTGGCATCTTGTCTGGAAAGACTGGGTAATGCTCAGCCAGCCACTCCATTGCGTCGCAGCGATTGAGAGTATATTTGTCGTACATCATGCCTCCTGCTGCGGTGCTGCTGGCAGCGGCATCCAGTGGGTTGGCTTGCAGTAGCAATCAAAGCCGTGTCCGTGTGCTGACCCGCCAACGTACGTTGCCATCTTGATTAATGGATCATTACTTTCCGGCGCGTCTGGACGGTACGCCAACACTTGTTCCCCTGCGGAAGGCATCCGCTCAACGCAAGCCACACAACCATCCTGAATCACCGGAGAGTTGAGTTGTTCGGAATTACCGAACGACTGAAGCATGGCGGCGCGATAGGCGTTCCAGCCGACAGCTTTTCCGTGTTCAAACGCGCTGTCAAAGTCATCATCCATTTCCATCGCAGCGGGCACAGATACCGGCGCTGGCGGGGCCGTGCGATACAGAAGCACATCACCCATTTCTGTTCTGGATACAGGCCATACGTCTGCATCAGAGCCAGCATTGAGATAATCAAGATTGGACTGGTCGATGACGCACACAGCCTCCGCTTCGAGCGATGCCAGCGCGATACGCAGGGCAGCCAGCGTATTACTGTCGTCTTCATCCAGGCCGAACGGGATTTCATCGCGGGTGGCTTCCATGTCGGCAATTTTCTGCTGTAGCCATTGTTTGGTAAGTGTGCTCATGATGCCTCTCCTTTACCGGCTGCGGCGGGTACGTCGATGCCAGCAGCAGACAAAGCTATTCGGAACGCTTCCTTCAAATCTGCAATCTGCTTGTCTTTGGCTTCCAGCTCATCCAGCAGCGCCAGCACATCGCGAGTTTCCACGAACATATTCGGGTCGAAGTTATCGACCGCTTTAGCCGCGGCTGATTTCAATTTGTCGATGTTGCTCATTGGGCCTCCTGGCGAAGTTGGGCCGCGAACTGTGCTGCAACCGCTCCGGCATCCATGAAGAAGTCATAGGATTTTTCCAGCGCTTTCTGCTCGCAGTGTTTAACTAACATCTCCACGCCCTGCGCCCGCACTTCAGCCAGGAAGGCGTCGGTAGCCGGGGTTTCTGGTAATTCTTCTGGAATAACTTCTGAGTAGACGCGTTCCATAGCTTCGCGCCAGCCATATTCACAGGCGCCATAACCATCAGTCTGTAGACTGTTATCCTCAACACCACAACCCATTCCCAAGCTCTGGTAGGCAGGCTCATTGCTGGGGTAAATTACAGACATCAGTACAGCGCTCAGCCCTGCATTCTCAGCAGCCAGCGCCGCGCATCTGGCTTCAAGTGCGGCGTAGTCTTCGTAATCAACCATATCGCCTTCAGCACTCTCTACCACGTCGCAATGGCACGCATGCTCATCACAGGACACCCACTCATAACGTTTCACGTTCATACCCCTACCCTCCCCCAAACCATCAATACTCGCTTCATTGCCGCGCTATTGCGGCACTCCTGGCAGATCACGTTCACCGACTCAGCACGGCGACCTGCTTTCTTTTTTGCCTGTGCCAACGAATAAACACGGTGGCCTTTCGGGCCTTCAAACTTCAGCTCACCAGAGTTGACCATCACCGAAATAACGCTGGAGATGCTCCGGTAACTGGTGCCCATGGCCTCAGCAATTTGAGTTGCCCCCAGTTTGCTGCCATCACTCAGTACAGATGCGATCCGCGCCGGATAACTCTCATCGCTCACTCTGCGTGCGGCAGCGCTGCTGAATGCGCCATTCAACGCGCGGTTCTTCAGGTGGAGAGCGCCAGCGCCTTTCCGCCATTCCTGATAGTCAGATTCACTGGTGAAGTAGCCAAAGCCCGCCATGCTGAAAATCAGACCCAGGTTGCGCAGTGCAGCGATTTCACGGTCCAGTCCCTTACCACTGATGCCAATCACCACAATGAGGTCAGCACGCTTAACAGGCTGGTTAGCGGCCACGTAATCAACGATGCGTTGTTTTAAGCTGTCCATCTCACACCATCCCGTTCGACTTGTTGCGGTTATACTTCGCCAGCAGCAGCTGGATAGGCGTCGGCCCGTGCTCGGCAGCCGGTGCTGCAATTGCCCGGCGCACTGGCGGCACTGGTTTACCCTCTGTGACGCGCTTCTCCCACATGTCCAGCAGATCACCGGCTTCATGCGCAAGCTCGCCATGCGTTAACTGGCGCTCTGTGCTGCGGTGACGCAGCTCGACGCAGATGTGGTACATGACCGGCTGCGACCAGGGGAATTGCTCACTGGAAGTGAACTCGAACGAACGGTTACGCCAGTCCCAGTATTCGGCGATCACCTGGTCAACGGTGATGCCCAGCGCCCCGCCACTCTGTTTGCACCAGGCGACGAACTGGCCCGGCGACGGCAGGAATGGACGCTCCTGGCGGCGAGCTACACGCATGCCGGCATCGACCTGGGCCATTGAGTGGATCCCGTTCTCCTGAAACGCAAGCAGCCACTGACGGCGGAATTCGTTCAGGTCTTCCTGAGTGCGGAAGTTCGCCATGCTGGCCGGGAACGCGGCACGCAGCTCGTTGAACAGCTTGTTGAATACCTGTGCCACCAGCTCGACTGGCGCGCGCTCCTGGTACTGCTCCGGCAGGTTATGGGCCATGCGGCTCATCTGCTCGCGGTCGTGGTTACGCATCTGCTCTGCAAGAGATTTCATCGAATCACCCCATAGGCCCAGTCAGTGTTGTTGAAGTCCAGATCCGGCTTTCCGCCTCGCTGCTCACCACCAGCACTGCGCTGCATCGTCAGCTTGTCCCACTGCTTACGCAGGCTTTCCGGGCTCAGGATGTTGGTCTGCCAGAAGTGGTGTTTGCTTGCCCAGTCGTACAGCGCGCAGATGTCCTGGTGCGACCTGTTGTCTATCTGGCGCATCAGGCGAACGGTGTTAGACCAGGAGGTCATGTCCGGGGCTTTGCAGGTTGGGTTAATCAGCTTCACCCTGGAGGAAATCCACTTAGCGATCTCGAGGTCTTCAGCCGATCCCCACTTCGCACCGGATGGGGTGTAAACCGCAGCTTCTGGATGAGCTGATAAAAATTTCTTCAGACGTGCGTCAGAGGATTCGTCAGAATTCTCGGACGAAGATCTTTTAATGTTTTTATTGTTGTTATTACATTGTTGTTCATGATTCTCGGTGAAACGCTCGGGTAAATGCGCTCCGTTATGCGCGGCATAACCTTCCGAAGCCGCGCCATTACTGGATTCGCCATGCTCGGCATTAAGCGCGGAGATATGCGCGGTGATACGCTCGGGTAAATCGTCCATTTTTTGAGCATATTCAGCGTAATTTGTGATGGTTATCACAGAGCCCTTTCGCTTCTCTCCGGAGCGAGAAATCATCCCTTCACGCTCGAAAACATCAAGCATCCTGTCTACGGCGTGGCGACTGCATGGCTTCCCTTCCCTGTCGCATAAATTCAGCCCGAGATCGGCTGAGGTGGTGACCAGTTGTCCGGTTTGCAGCGGCCATTGGCGCCCTTTGAAGTTTGCTGTATATGGCTGGCGAGCAGCACACAGCAGCAGGTTTTCCCACAGCGTGCGCAGGAAGACGTCCTTCGACCAGGTTTGCTTAAGAACACTCCGGTACAACGGGATGAATCCGGTTTTCTGGTTCTCCATCCGGTTGCTCCTGGCGGCGGAATGCGCCGCGAAATTTGCGTAAGCGACGTTCGACACAGTTAAACCTCCTGCGCCTGGCGTTTTGGATTAGCGTTTGTCATAATGACCTCGCAATTGACTAGTGTTTGTTGCACCAGAAAGTCGGCTCTGTTCGCGCAGACCGGCTTTCGCCATTTCTGTAGTTCTCACATGACCCCCAGCATCGATGTAACCATCGTCATCAGCGGCCCTACCTGCTCCGGCATGAGGCGGAACAGCGACGCTATACCCTCGCTTACCTCTTTCAGCTTTTGATGCTCTGGAGCGTCCAGCAGCACGGCCTGCTTAGCTTCGGCACACTCTTTCATCGCAGAGGCGATCAGCGACATCGTGTCGTTCTTCGGCGCCAGACGGTTGCGAAATTCCAGCGGCAGCACGGCCATGATTGCTGGCGTCAGCTGGCGCACGTTCTCGCGGTATTGCTCAGAGTCGAAACGGTTATCCAGAAAGCGAAAAAGTTTCTGGCGCGCCCTGCTGATGTCTTCCGGGAAGCTGATGGCGGTCCCGCCCTGCTCCCGGTATTCGTTGATGATCAGCGCCGAAACGACGTCCTGATTGTCCAGCGCCGATGACCATGCCCGGACCGCATCGCGGATCTTTTCGTGGTCTGGCGCCTTTTTAGCTTGAGCGCGGTTTATCATCGCTCCCGGGTGTATTCCGGTATTGTGTTGATACGCAAGTGATTGCATTTGCTATTCCTGATGTTCCTGCTTCTTACTGTGAGGAAATTCGCGGTATTCGACCGCCTTCACCTCGCCAGTAGGAAGCTTGTTGATAAAAATCTGACGACCAACCCTGATCGCTTTACTAATTGCCGTTTGGTGAACGCCGATGGCGTCAGCAGCCTTCACTTGACCCACCTCGTCGACATATTCAGCGAGTGAAATTTTCATGTTTAGCGTTGCTCCTTACCGTTAATACAAAAAACAATACCACAAGTATTAGATAAATCAATACCGCTGGTATTTTAAAAATATGAGCTTTGGTATTAATATCTGATAATGGAAAAGAAAAAGATCCTCACCCCCGCTCAAGTGGCTGATTCACAGCGTTTAAAAGCCCTCTACGAAGCGAAGAAAAAAGAGCTGGGCATTACTCAGCAATCTATTGCGGACGCACTGGATATCTCTCAGGGCGGTGTCGGCCATTACCTGAATGGAAGGAATGCTCTCAATACTGCCGTTGCATCAGTTTTTGCTAGGCTTCTTGGGGTTAGTGTCGCTGATTTCAGTCCATCACTTGCGAAGGACATTTCTGATATGAGCTCAGTTGCATCGGAAAATACTTCGTTCGCCGGGCATTATTCTCCAGGCTCAAAATATCCGGTAATTAGTAAGGTACAGGCAGGTGCATGGTGTGAAGCTATTGAGCCATACGCACTCAAAGACATTGATCTTTGGCTTGAATCTGATGCTCATATTCAAGGTGATGCGTTCTGGCTGCAGGTAGATGGTGACTCCATGACTGCTCCAGCTGGCCTTAGCATCCCTGAAGGAACCTTTGTCCTCTTTGATACTGGTCGCGAGGCAATCAACGGCAGCTTGGTAATAGCAAAGCTATCTGATTCGAACGAGGCAACATTCAAGAAGTTAGTGATCGACGGTGGGCAGAAGTACCTGAAGGGTCTAAACCCGCAATGGCCTCTTGTTCCGGTGAATGGTAACTGTCGAATTATCGGTGTTGCAGTAGAGACGAAGATGCGGCTGGTCTGATCGGCAAGGTGCTCTGGTCGGCGCATAGCTGGTAATGACTGCTTTAAGGTTCACATAAAAAGACACAAGCACCTCGATAAAAACACAGCACAAAAAAGCATGTGAAATGCTTAAGTATGTTAAAATAAAGGATCTAAAATGAGCAAATTTGGATGTGATATGAGCAGGCAACTTACCGTTTTCGATGAAACATCACCCATGACTTTTGATGACTTCGCCAGGGAAAATGGAGTTACCTACTGGCTCGCATCAGATTTGGCTATGATGCTTGGTTACAATGGGATGGATCAAATCCTCAAAGCCATTAATAAGGCCACGTCAGTATGCGTGAATCTCGACATTCCCGTGTATGACAACTTTATCCAGATGCCATCTGAAAATGCGGTCAATGATTTTAAGCTCACAAGGTTTGCATGCTATCTGACTGTTATGAATGGTGACATTGGAAACAGTAAAGTCGCTAATGCACAAGCATATTTTGCTGGGCTAGCAGCTGAGATACAAGCGGCGTACCATAACCATGACGCCGTCAACCGTGTATATTTACGTGGCGAAATCACATCACGAGAAAAAACTCTTAGCCACGTAGCCCATAAGCATGGGGTTGTAGATTATGGACTGTTCCAGAATGCCGGTTATCGGGGCATGTATAACATGAACTTACGACAACTGAAGGCCAAGAAAGGTCTTTCTGACAAAGATGGCACCATGCTTGATTTTATGGGAAGTGAAGAGTTGGCGGCTAATATATTCCGCATCACGCAAACTGAAGCCAGAATCAGGAACCAGAACCTTCAGGGTCAGGGCCAGTTAGAAAATGCTGCTGAGATCGTTGGTAGATCGGTTCGCAATGTAATGATATCCAACACCGGTACAGCACCTGAAAATATTAAGCTTTCCCAGGACAAAATCCAGAAAGTTAGAAGCAGCATTAAAAAAACACACAGGGCGCTTGTAAAGCACGACAAAAACAAGCCTTAATCCTACAGTAGAATAGCCTAAACACCCGGCCCCGCGCCGGGTTTTTTAATGCCTGAAAGCCCTTAGAACAGGTGATCTCCAAAGCCCTCGCTTTATGTTAAGATGTTTCCGATTGCAATCAAAGGAAACAAAAAATGAAAAAGGTTTTGGCTTTAGCTCTTGGGGTAATGATGTTAGCTGGGTGTAGCTCACGTGTAGCTGATCTGACTGTGGCTAGCACTAAAAACTACAATCTTAACTCAAACAATTTCGTCAAAGGCGCTCGCGTAACCGCAGAAGACTCTGCTCCAGTCGTGATTTTCCCTTTAGGAATCCCGAATGTAAAAACGGCTATCGACCGTGCAATTGAGAAGAACAAATGCTCTGTTGCTCTTTCTGATGTAGTTGTTACTCAGTTCAACCACTCCTTCCTGTTTGGTAAGTTCGGATTTGTTATCGAAGGCACTGAAGTGATCGACCGCGGTCAACCAGGTTGTGAGAACGCAAGCTAAAAGCAGGCCCGGCCATTGAGCCGGGTTTTTTGTGCCAATAGCCCCACCTTCAGCCTAATCTCTCCATCCTTCTGAGCGCTTCTTTGCTTCCAGTTGAGCCACTCTATCTAACTGCTTCCTCTTCTTCATGATCGTTATCAGTTGCCGATAGCCATGATGCGCCGGTGCGTAAAACTCAACTGGGGATTTACTACCCGTCAGAGCTTCGTACTCATCAGCCTGCTTGTTGTGTTTTGCTTTCAACGCAGGGAAAGCCAGTTCAGCCAAGGCCACCTGCTGTTCACAGAACTGGATGGCCCGCTCAAGATTATCGCCAATATCGCGCATCTTATAGTGCTCTTTGATTTTTTCCTGGAGCTGGAAGTGCAAGTCAACAATCTGCTCGTCACGAAGCCACCGAAGGCCATCAACCCATTCTTTGGTATCCATTGAAACCAGCCTAATGATGTTTTTTGCAGCATATCACCGGCATTTACAAAAATAAAACCACATAAAATTCATACTCTTAGTATTAATCAATGATTTATTAATACTTACGGTATTGATATATATTAATACCGCTAGTATTGTTTACCCATCGAAACGAAACATCGACAGCTGAGCGAAGTTAGCCAGCGGCGGACAGTAAGTCGCCTGCTTTTTAACAACATGCAGATTTACAGCGTCAATGACCTGTTATGACCCCTACACGTAAACGTGCTGTATCACCGGGTGCGATCCGGTCGGTGAGAGAGTATCCCCGCGCGAGAGCGAGAACGGCGTGAGAACGGGCAACACTGGCAGGGAGTTGGCGCTGACCAAAACAGGGAATGTTTTGGGATTGGATGAATGCGCAGGCTGATGCGCTGAGACGTCAAGATGATGATGCTCAAGCTGCCTGGGCACGGTTCGCAAAGTGGTGAGAGGCAGGTTTACCCAGCGAGAAATCATCAATGCCGGGAGTAGTTCAGCGCCGGCCATCCAATCGCCAAAGCATTTCTCCCGCATCAGCGGGTAACGACAGAGGGTAAGGCGATGGGATGGGGTGGAATTACAACAACTCGGTTCGATGAGATCTCAACTTTTGCTGAGAAATCAGGGAAGTGTGACGTATGCGGTAAAGCCTGCAAACGACGGGAAAAGTTTTATCAAACGCTCAATCCGTTCAATAAAAACGCTGATGGATCCGTGAAAACGTATCAGGAAATCAGGAAGGAAATTGAGCTTAAGGCCATCGAGTGGAAATTAAAGCCAGTCAGGCATGCAAAGTGTGAATAACCCGCTCCGGCGGGTTTTTTATCGGCCATACATAGGCAGATTTTCGAGTCTGCCCATTTATGACAACCGGCGGCCATCCACCGCCCATTAGCGCAGAAGTCTTGTTTAACGTTCGGCGGCGCGGCCTTAAGCGCGGAGATGATTATGAAAATTCAGGCAGGCGGCCCAGCATTCCCATACGTACTTGTTAACAATTCCAGCGAGACAATGAACACATTCGGCATTGAGTTGGCTCCTGGTAAGACAGCTAACTTTAGTGGCATGACGATGCGAGATTACTTCGCGGCTAAGGCTATGCAGGGTCGATTAGCGAATCCTGACTGGTTGTGTAGCGATGACCGCACGGCAACCGAAGCATACCAGATTGCTGACGCAATGCTGCGTGCCCGGGTGGCATCATGACAGTCACCCACAACGGCAAGCAGTACACCGCCAAAAAGCTCAACGATAACGAGTGGCAGCTGACGTCGGTATCGGCACCGCGGGAAAAACTGGTGCTGAACCGCTGGCAGATGCATATCGCTGGCCTCCTGGAACAGGTTGAGGTGAAGGTATGATCAACCACTACGGCACCACCCCGCTCATTCGCCAGTGCGTCACGCCCGGCATGATGGCAATGCATGAAGGCCGAACCTATCGCGTCTCAGCAGTCATTCAGGAGCGCAAATGGGTGTACCTGCACACCGATGCAGAAATCATCCGTCTCAGTGACTGCGTGATTGACGTCCTTCTGGACGGTCACGGCAACCCTATCGTTCACTGAGGACGCTGATATGGAAATCAAAACTCCATCCAACCCAAGCAAAAAGGCGACGGCAAGGGTAAAGAATCCTCTCCCCGCGCCAACCAGTTGCCACCTGTGCTCTGGTTCAGTGCGGATCGGCACTCATGGAGAAGTCTACGGACGCGACTTCAGTGACTGGCCGTATGTATATCTTTGCGAATGCTGCGGAGCATACGTCGGACTTCATCCTTTCACTGCGATCCCGCTTGGGACTCTGGCAGACAAGCCAACCCGTGATGCCAGGAAGAGCTGCAAGTTGCCATTTGAACGTATCTGGAAGTCAGGCGCCATGACTCGCACTGAAGCTTACCAATGGCTGGCTGACAAGATGGGTATGCCTGTTCATGAATGCCACTTCGGCTGGTTCACCGTAGAGCAGTGCCAGGCTGCAATGCATCACTGTAACGACTGGCTAAACCGCTAACAACCCTATTCAACCGATCGGCCTGGCTTCTCCGGGCTGGATCTGCACATCCAAATTTCAGGAGTTCAGCCATGAACGCATACCTCACTTACGACCGAATCGAAGATCGGCGCTGGGTTGAGCAGCAGCTCATCGACGAGAAAGAGAAGTGGATCGACGACCGGGCGAAGCAAATTATAGACATGATGCCAAAAGAGCCGTCCGGCCTCTTCCACTTCTCCGTACCGATTGACTCCAGCCCATACGAAGGACTTCGCAGCGATAAAGCTGGGGAGGCCTACAACGATTTCATTTCGGCAGTTGCTTACGCCCAGGCGGAATACGACTGGGAACACCGTACCGGCTGCCCATTTTAATTTTTGAGGGGATTAACGATGGCAAACGAATTAACAATCACGGCGAGCGCGCTGCAGGAAAAAGGCATCGACGTCGCTACCTGGAGCGCGCTGAAGAACAGTATCTATCCTGGCGCCAAAGACGAATCGGTAATGATGGCGCTCGATTACTGCCGTGCCCGCCAGTTGGATCCATTACTGAAGCCCGTTCACCTCGTGCCGATGAGCGTCAAAGACTCAAGAACGGGTAAAAGCGAATGGCGCGACGTGGTCATGCCGGGAATCGGGCTTTACCGTATTCAGGCAGACCGCTCCGGCGATTATGCCGGGGCTCGGGAGCCGGAGTTCGGTCCTGACGTTACTCAGACGCTTACTGGTGTCGAAGTTACTTTCCCTCAGTGGTGCAAATACACCGTCTACAAGCGCATGCCCAGCGGCGAGATCGTCGAGTTCAGCGCCAAAGAATACTGGATTGAAAACTATGCCACCGGCGGTCGCGACACCACGGCGCCGAATGCAATGTGGAAAAAGCGCCCATACGGCCAGCTGGCGAAATGCGCAGAAGCCCAGGCGTTGCGTAAAGCATGGCCTGAGATTGGACAGCAGCCTACCGCCGAAGAAATGGAAGGTAAATCACTGGACGTAGATATCCGTGACGTCACGCCGCGCAACACGACTGAAGCACTTCCACCAGCAGCAAGCGAAGAAACGCTGCAGGCGATAACCGATCTCTTAACGACCCTGGATAAAGACTGGGAGAAAGACTTCCTCCCTGTGTGCAGCGACATCTTCAAACGGCCAATTCTTGAGGCGTCAGACCTCACTGAAGAAGAGGCACAGAAAGGGTTCAACTTCCTTCAGAAAAAAGCTAAGGCGGCAGCATGACACCCGAAATTATCCTGTCCCGGACTGGCATTGACGTAACCACGATCCAACAGGGCGATGAGGCGTGGCACCGGCTGCGCCTCGGCGTTATCACAGCCTCCGAAGTGCACAACGTCATTTCCAAGCCGCGCTCTGGAACCAAATGGACGGGCATGAAGATGTCCTACTTCCACACCCTACTCGCCGAGGTTTGCACCGGCGTCGCGCCAGAGGTTAACGCCAAGGCGCTGGCCTGGGGAAAACAGTACGAGGAAGACGCCCGCACCCTCTTCGAGTTCACCACCGACGTGAAAGTCACGGAGTCTCCGATCCTGTTCCGTGACGAGAGCATGCGCACCGCGTGCTCCCCTGACGGCCTTTGCAGTAACAATTTCGGCCTTGAGCTGAAATGCCCGTTCACCTCCCGCGACTTCATGAAATTCCGCCTCGGCGGTTTTGAAGCCATCAAGTCAGAGTACATGGCTCAAGTGCAGTACAGCATGTGGGTAACAGGGAAAGACGCCTGGTTCTTTGCCAACTACGACCCACGCATGAAGCGCGAAGGTATTCACCACGTCGTCGTTGAGCGGGATCCGCAGTATATGACCGACTTCAACGAAATGGTGCCGGAGTTCATCGAGAAGATGGACGAGGCGCTGGCGGAAATCGGCTTCACGTTCGGGGAGCAGTGGAAATGAAACGCACACCCTTCTATCGCAGGCCCGGGCGAACCGGGCAATTCTCTGGCCTCCGTGAACGCGTTATCTGGATGATTCAGACGCGCGGCCGCCCGGTCACCGGCAGCGAAATCGCCGAGAAGTTTGGCGTAACGCTCATAGAGTTTAACCGGGTTGCCAACGGCATTACCCGCGGCTCAGGTCAGATAGCACAGATCGTTGAGTCGGAAAAATGGCTCAACGAGGACGGCATCTGCGACCGGACATTTGACCTGGTAACGAAGCCAAAGGTCATTACACCGCAGGGTAAATCACGCCTGTTCACCCGGCGCGCCATTGAGCAATCGCAGGAAGGCAGGCGGCAGGAGTGCATTGAACGTGCAGCACGTCGTAGCCGCCTGATTGCTCAGGGCCTCTACATCGACGAAATGGAGTCCATCCTATGACTCACGCTCACGACGACATCAGGGTTGGTAATCTGAGCCTTCCCTTCATTGGTAACGGCTGGCTAATGCCATGGGGTGAAGTGGTCAGCAATCCATTAAAGGCGCAGCGGCTCGCTGAGGAATATCGGGAAAGGCAGGAGGCGGCATGACAGATTCAACAATCTTGGACATGTGCTGCGGTTCTCGCATGTTCTGGTTCGATAAGCAGGATGATCGCGCTGTTTTCAGTGATATCCGCGCCGAGCAGCATGAACTTTGCGACGGCCGCCAGTTAATCATAAGCCCGGACCTTATAGCTGATTTCCGTGCCCTTCCCTTTGCCGACAACACTTTCCCTGTAGTCGTGTTCGATCCGCCACATCTTGAGCGCGTCGGAGATAACGCGTGGATGGGGAAAAAGTACGGCCGGCTGAACAAAGAAACGTGGCGCGATGATCTGCGCGCCGGCTTCGCAGAAGCATTTCGGGTGTTGTGGCCACACGGCGTGCTCATCTTCAAATGGAACGAAACGCAGATCCCGGTAAGCAATATTTTGGCGCTGACTGACGAGAAGCCGGCCATATGGCAACGAACAGGAAAAGCCGACAAAACCCACTGGGTTATTTTTGTGAAAGGCGGCGCGAAATGACAGGAAAATACTCTCTTATCTACGCTGATCCTCCCTGGTCTTACGGCAATACCATCAGTAACGGGGCCGCCGCCGACCACTATTCCACCATGAAGCTCATCGACATCAAGCGCCTGCCAGTGTGGGAACTTGCCGCCGAAAACGCGGTGCTGGCGATGTGGTACACCGGCACGCATAACCAGGAGGCTATCGAGCTGGCCGAGGCCTGGGGCTTTACCGTTCGCACGATGAAGGGTTTTACCTGGGTGAAGCTGAATCAGAACGCGGAACTGCACATCAACAAGGCGCTGGCCGAGGGTGAAATCACCGACTTTTACGACTTCCTCGATCTGCTTAACGCCGAGACGCGCATGAACGGCGGCAACCACACCCGGGCCAATACCGAAGACCTGTTGATTGCCACACGCGGCGCCGGGCTGGAAAGAAAGCACGCCGGGATTAAGCAAGTGGTATACAGCCCGCTGGGCGCACACAGTGAAAAGCCGTGGGAAGTGCGCCACCGGCTGGAGCTGCTTTACGGTGATGTGCCGCGCATTGAGCTGTTTAGCCGCAGCGCAGCGCCAGGCTGGCACCACTGGGGAAACCAGTGCGCCACCGCCGCTGTAGAGCTGCTGCCCGGCTGCGCCATCGATGTTGTGAAACCGGAGGCCGCATGACACCAGAAACAGACAACGCCAATATCAAGGCGCTAATCGCCAGGTCGCTATCGCGGCCTTTTTTATTGCTGGCGTTCACATTCAACCGAATTAACCGACAGTTCCGGGAGCATTGACCATGGCAGACATCATCGATACAGCAGCAGAGATTGAAGAGCTTCAGCGTAACGCTGCCCTTTCCGCTCACCGACTCAACCGTAACGCCGTATCAGCTGAGCGTTGTGAAGAGTGCGACGAACCGATTCCCGAGCCGCGGCGAGCTGCCGTTCCCGGCTGCCAGACCTGCGCGGAGTGCCAGGGTGTTATAGAGCTGAAGAATAAGCAGAGGGGGATGTGATGGATTACAGCAAGCTAAGCGATTTTGAGATTAACCGGGCGGTGGCTATCGCCATAGGTTTTCATCAAGATGAATGTGATATAGCCAAGCGTGGATCACCTTCGGTTGGCGTTGAGTGGAATGAAGATACGGGGCTTCCAATAAGGGTATTCGACTACTGTAATAACCCGGCTGATGCATGGCCGATTATCATTGGTAAAAAGTTAAGTATCGTCAATGCAGATGATGAATGGCTTTGCCTTCCTGAGGATACCGCAGTGGATGGAATCACCGGTGACGGAGTTCAGATGATTTACTCAGGCGCTGGGATTGTGCACGCCAATCCTCTGCGCGCAGCTATGGTGATGTTCCTAATTATTCAGGATGAATCAAATGCTGACATTTAAGCACTTCATAGACAGGCCAACATGGGCCGCAGCTGCTGGGTATTCGTTCAATTACTTTGACTGTATGTCTTATACGGCAGGCATGTACGGCGGCGTTTTCGTAGCTATCCGCAATGTCTTCTATGACTTTTTTAGCACGGAGCTGCGAGAGTTACCTCTGGTTCTCTCCGTTTTGGTTCTTGCTGGGGCAGGTGTTGTTTTATGGCCTGTTATTTTCTGGATACCAGCTATCTGGATATGGATTCGTTGTCGTCACCACCGCAATAAATATCACCGTGGCAGCGGCATGACAGAGGCAGCCAGAAATAATCTTAAAGTCTGGAAGTCGCAACTTGACCGTGAATTCAGAAAAGAATCGCTGCGTTCCCAGCGTGCGGCATGAGGAGAGAGCGTGAAACCTTACGAATCGAAGAAATCGCAGTTCACCAGAAACCTGATCCGGCGGCGCCATGCTGAATGGTCAGAAAAGACCTTCGGCAATGTCGGTCCAGTCGGACCGCTGAAGCACCTTTCGATAGAGGCGCTGGAAGCTGCCGCCGATCCTGGTGACCTCAGCGAATGGGCTGATATGCAGTTTCTGCTATGGGACGCACAGCGGCGCGCCGGTATCACCGATGAGCAAATCACCGCAGCGCTGGAAGAAAAGCTGAAGGTGAATATGGCTCGCCAGTGGCCGGGACCGAAAGACGGTGAGCCACGCCTTCACATCAAACCATGACGCAACTGATAGCCAGTTATGAGCTGGCTATTGGGTGCGAAAGCACTGCCACGTTATCCCTTTTGCCATCCACTGTGAGGGCATTCTTTTTGGGAGTTCACCATGCAAATAACTCTTCCGAAGTGGATTGGGTTTCTAATTATGCTGATTCTCCGCCCTGGCATTACTGCATCCTGCGCTGCATATCTGATGCTATATGCAGATGGCAGTTGGTATCACTTCCTATCTGGCGCACTGGCCTTCAAATCCTGCATCGAAACTCACGACATTTACAAAGAGGTCAGAGATGCAAGGTAATCCCATGACCTGGCTCATCGCCGCACTTATGGCGCTGGGCGCTCTCATCTCATTTCTTCACGAACCGGAAGGTGTGCAATGGCTGCTTTTAATGTGGGCGCATTGATTTACCATCCTGATTTCGATTAATCAACACGTCAATGCGGCCTCGCATATAATGCCAGGTGGCTAAGGAGTTCTCATGGCTAAGCTTCTCAATTTGCAGGAATGGGCTGCTGAGGTCTACACGACTCCACCCTCCCTTTCTACTCTGCGTCGATGGACGCGAGAGGGGCGAATTTATCCCGCGCCGGAGCTGCACGGAAAGGAATATAAGGTTCAGCCTGACGCTATCTACGTGGATCCGCGCAAGAAGAATCTGCGCGCTAAACCGAAAAACACCAAACTGCCGTCCGGCGGCACCTTACTGGAGAGACTGACTCATGGCGAAAAGGCCAGTACGTTACGACGCTAACCTGCCCCGTAACCTGACCTATCGTAAAAGAGACAGACTTTACAGCTGGCGCAATCCGGTGACCGGGCAGGAGATATCTCTTGGCCGGATTGATCGCAAGGACGCCGTTGCGCAGGCCATTGAGGCCAACAACTACATAGACCAGAATTACCTTCCCTCTTCTCTACTGGATCGCATAAAAGACGTGCCCACTTTCACGGTGGCTGCATGGCTGGAGCGTTACGAGGTGATTCTCGAGCGGCGCGAGCTGAAACCAAACACGATGAAGGTCAGGCGAAACCAGATCGCCACCATTAAGGAAGAGTTCGGCAAAATTCCCCTCGCTTCTGTCACGACAAAGGACATCGCCTCATTCCTTGAAGCGTACATTCTCTGCGATAAAAAGAGCATGGCTTCCGGGCTCAGGTCTGTGCTGATGGACATCTTCAGGGAGGCGATTGTGGAAGGACATGTCGACAGGAACCCGGCAGAACCGACGCGAACGCCGACACCGAAAGTTAAGCGAGAACGCTTACTGCTCGAACAATTCACGGTCATCCGCCAGGCAGCGTTAACTCATTCTGAATGGGCGCCAAACGCATGCGATCTGGCACTGGTCACCGGCCAGCGGCGGGAGGATATCTCACTGTTCAGGTTCAGTGACATTAAAGACGGGAGGCTTTTCGTTACTCAGGAGAAAACAGGTCACAAACTGGCGCTTCCCCTTGATTTGAGGCTGGACGTCGCCGGGCTTGTGTTGCAGGATGTCATTGATCGATGCCGGGTGAATAACCCTTCCGACTTCATGCTTTACTCTCCGGTCCGCCGCGGGGGAAGAAAGCCGGGGCCGCTAACGCCTGACGGTCTTACCCAAGCCTTTGCAGAGATAAGGGATTCGACCGGGTTAAAATTCGGACCTAATCCACCTCCTTTCCATGAGATCAGAAGTCTGGCGAGCAGGCTCTATGAAAAGGAGCGCGGGGAGGAATTTGCTCAGCGCTTACTCGGCCACAAAAGTTTAACAATGACCAAAAAATACCTGGACGCACGCGGTGCAGAGTATGTTATGGTTTAGACAGGATATGGAATATTCGAGTAATTTTCGGGGGATTTCGTGTTAATACCGAAAAAACCTTTGAAAAACAAATAGATAAAAAGAGACCGAATACGATTCCTGTATTCGGTCCAGGGAAATGGCTCTTGGGAGAGAGCCGTGCGCTAAAAGTTGGCATTAATGCAGGCTAAGTCGCCTTGCCTTTTAAGAATAGATGACGACGCCAGGTTTTCCAGTCCACAGTTAAAGCGGCCAGAAAAAAAGCGTTAAATCATCATCAAAAACAAAAAACCGCAGTGCTTTCGCGAGCATCTGCGGTTTTTTATTGGAAACCTGAACGCTAGCAGAGCTTGTCAGCGCGTTCGATAAACGGTGTCAGGCTCATCTTCTGCCCTGGGTGAGCCGGGTCATCAATCTGGATCACGCTGATGGGCTGGCCGCTGCTCTTGCCGCTGGCCACCTGCTGCTCTGCAACCTCATTCAACGGGTATTGCACCAGCGTACTCGGGTTGATCGCGTATAACGCATGGCCCGGACGACAGGTCAGCATCACCTCTTCGCGATTAAACGCCCACTTGTCTTTACCCACTTCAAAACGGCTGACGGTGATCACCTGCGGCGCGGCCAGAGCGCTCCCCGTGCAGGCCAGCAATAAGAGCGAAAGTACTGTTTTTTTCAT